GAAAATAAAATATGACCTTCTATTAATGAGAAGGTCACAGGAGATTTCGCCCCGGAGGGGAAACTTCAGAAGTTAACCCTCGGGCGAAATCATTACAAAGCTTTATCGCTTATTTAAACGATGTTGATAATAAGCAATTTTGATGCTGGAGCCTATAGCCCAGCCAATAAGAAACCAGAAAATTCTGAACGTAGTAGGTTGTTCAGAATAAAATTTTTCTAACCAGTTGATGAATTCGCGTTTTAACATGATAATATCCTCCTCATGTCTATAATAAAATATTAAATGTAAATTTAAAGTAAGGTGCCGGCAATCTCTTACCAGCATCTCTACATTAGTCAGCCATTGCACAGGAACGATATCCTAATACTGTACGACTGATAAACTCATATCCTTGATGCTCTTTTAAAACACCAAAGATACTGTCTGCACTATGTACAGAAATAAACTCCCCAGCTGGGGATAATAACGTGTAATTATACAAAGCTTCTACGAACATGATTTTCTCCTCCTACGTAGAATAACAAAATATGAGGACAGATTGCCTCACAGAAAATTTCGGCACGGAGTGCCAGAGAACTTCAACAGGAGTACTATGCCGTAAATGTCGACATAGTATTCCGGAAAAAGTTTAGCCCCGGCGGGGGGCTAATCTCCAGCTATGATTGCTAGAGTACTAGGAGATAATTTATTATATCTCCTTTCGTCTAGCAAATATACTGGACGACGTTCATAAGATACTGGCTCATCTTCAGAGCCAATGTTTGTCCATGAACGAATTTGAACTGCTACGACACCTTCTTCAAGTGCCGTTACGTTTTCTGCAACGACACAATCTTTGAAGAACGTTTTAAGAACATATTCTAGTGCATGGTAGCAATCAGCACTAGAAAATTCTGTTTTCGGCATAGCTTCGCCGAAAAGTATGAATTTCATATGACCTCCTTTAGGCAATAGTGGCGAACGTCTTCGCCTTCATACCTGAAATTATATACATTGTTTTTAAAATCGCCATAGTGGTCATATTTTTTAGCCACGGCGATTAATTCTTCTAAAGATGAGCTCAAATAGCATCGCTCTTCTTTAAAAGGAAATTCACCTTTTACGTGGTAGAAATATAATACTTCTCCCGTCGTAAAAGGTTTTTTGTTCACCCAGCATAGTTTCGGGCGCCATGCCTCCTTCTTATTACTAGGTATAACAATACGCCACACGAAAGTATCACTGCGTCCTCCGTGCGACAATTCAATATTTTTAAGAGGCATAATTATATACCTCCTCTGCATCAGCTAATGCCCTAATAGCATCGCCAATATTAAAGCATTTATCGCCATTCATGGCGAAAAACTTTAGAGTATTGCTGTTAATTTGATAACAGACAACCTTGTCTGCTACTCCATTTTTAACAGCTAGTACATTAATATATTCGCACAACATACGTGCGAAATTTGCAGTAGAACATTCAATAGTCATCTTCATAGTTTTTCTCCTCCTATGAATAAAATAAAAAGTACAGAGGGATAAAATACCCTCATAAAACATTTCGCCCCGGCGGGGCAGATTAATTACTAGTAAACTACTACCGCCGGATCGGCTAAATAACACAAAAAAATATATTCCGTACATACGACCCGAAGGGACACTGCCGAAATACATATAAAGGCGACAGGTGAGTATTTGCCGACCAGAGACGAAGCAACGCGGGCCCAGAGCCCAACGTCGCAAGCGTCGGAAGGCAAATACGGTACCGCCCACATAACACTCACGTTATATTATAAAAAAACGTGATTTCGTAAGTGCCGAAACAATGTGGGCGGGCACCTGTCGCCGGACGATATTTATAAAAAAATATAAATATCATAATTACGCCATCAATATTCTATTAATAGTATAATTATAATATTTATAACAAACAAAAAATAAAGCTTTAGCCATAGATATATAATATACCTATGACTAAAGCTAAACTGCTAGATATACATATTTACACATTGACGATAATAATTCATCTTATCGTCGATATTTGTAGTGTTTTCACAGTCCTCTTTTCTACCGTTAACGGTGTCTTGAACCATAAAAGCTACATATGCTTCTGGTCTGTGCACTTCAACAGACCGTACTATCTCTCCATTTGGAGAAATAATTCTAACAAAGCAGAAGTAACTGTTTTTTCTGAAACCAGTTACTACTCTTGTTGATTTGCGAACGCATTGTACGTTCGCTTTCCAGCCGTCTAGGCTGAAATTTTCATTACGACATTCGTTATATTGCTCTCTAGCAAGCAAATAACGAACTATATTTTTAAGAGAAGAAGCTCTCATTAGAGACGCTTCTCCTAAATATAAACCACCGAATGACTTTAGCTCGTATACTTTAGACATAAATTTCTCCTGCCGGTATTTTTAAAGTGGACGGTCGCCACTAATCACTATTAATAGAAATAATAACATTATATGTGAACGGCTGTGACCGCGAACTCACGCCATAACCCAATATGGACCGTCCACATATAACATTATAAAATTCGGGAAGTTCCTTTAACGTTCGGCTTCCCCCAAGGACGACCACCCAGCGTGTATTTAACGTCTCCGTGGTCCAAGACGATAAGGAATAAAAATCCCTCATAAATGATTTCGGGACGGAGTCCAGAAACCAACAAGAGACTTATATAGGACTTGCCCCGCAGGGGACCCTCCGTCAGGAGGCCCCCGGCAGGGAAAATCCCTTATAAATCTCAAATATAATTTCGATACGGAGCACATCTATCGTATAATGACTGACGCACCCCATATACACTTATAAATGATTCCGTGCCCTGGCTCTGTCTAATATCTTCTGATAAAGAATAGAGCGGAGGACCCGGAGGGTAAATTAATCTAATACTGTAAGCATTAACGCCACAGACTTAATTTCTTTACCCTTTTTCTCAAATTGGTTGAAGCACATATTGTCAATATGTACTTTAATATTAACACTACCGTAAGAATCAATAATCATCTTACGAATATCGCTGTGAAGGTCTACTGCACATAATTGTGCATATCCGTCTCCTTTTAAAGACTTAACATAAATGCCGTCAGATGGTGCATTTCCATCTAAACCACGGCAATTACGTTCTTTTTTATTCTTCGCTACAGAACCTTCCATAAGAAAGAATTCTTCATAGCGAAGAATTTCACCATCTTCGTTTTCATTGCGGAAGCCTTGAGCTACTGCAATATTCTTAGCAGCATTTGCAAAGTCTTTAGACTTCATTAATAGCTGCTTCTTAGGATGGTCAAGTTCCATACCGTCGAGTGGTGTCACTATAATATATAGTGACCCGTTTTCTCTGACGAATAGTTCATAGGACCCGTTTACTGTAGGGTCACAGAAGAGATATTCGTCAGAAGAAAGGCCTTTGTTGAAGAAGACATATTCGCCTTCTTCGTCATTAAGGCCTGTAGCAGGATGATATACATCTGCTGCTCCTTTGAATCTTGGAGTCACTTCAACAACTCGCAAGGACTCTAATTGTTTCTCTTCAGAAGCATGATCCCATGCATAATGCACTAGATCCTTCTTAAGACAAACAGACCCATAAATAAAACCTTGTTTACGAGCTTCTTCGTAAACATTAGTTTTATCTGGATTAATATCCATGCCCCAGATAAGCATGTTGCGAACATAATTCGTAATTTTGCTCATAGGAGAGCTCATTAGCTCTCCCTTGATATTCTCATTTGAAGACTTGCGAATGTCTTCAATGAGTTCGTTAATGTAACCAGTAATGCCTTTAGCAGTACTAGTCTCTTTCTTTAAATTGATGCCGTAAGCATCTACAGTAGCTTTAAGTTGTTCAAGAGCTACTTGTGCAACTTCATTCTGGATTTGATAAAGACCAGAGTCAATACCTAAACTTTTAATTTGTTGTTGTTTGTTGTTTTGAATTTTCATTTTATTTTTCTCCTCTCAAAAATTCACGTCCAACTTTAACAGCATCACTTAAATTAAGTATGCCATTTTCGATATCCAATTCTATGCAAACATATTGCTTACGACGCATAGAATGGATACCTTTAAGCATATTATCAATTGGATCAAAAGCTGTACCAGGGCCAGCCTTTGCCATATCTATAATATGACCAATAATACTTGGTGCGATAATTAAAATATCGACCAAGAAATTTAATATGGATTTATCATCCATATTAGATGCTATGAAGTTTTCATACATGGCCTTCACAACATCTGTACAGCATTCATCTTCATGAATGTCTGTATTTGCTTCGAAATGGCGTTCATATGCTGCTTTAGACACATCAACAACCAGATCTAAATTTTTGCGAATAATATCGCAAGATTTATGGAACACGATTGTTCCTCGTGTTCCAACGATTTCGAGAACGAGGGAAGACTTATTAACGTACTTCCCGACGTTCATGTCAGTCAAGCCTGACACGAACACGTTCTCAATAAACTCAGCATAACTTGCTGCTTCAAGCAAACCTTGAGTAGCCGTTTCAGACTTGATCCCGACCATATAATGGACTTTGCCATCATATAGATCTGCATCTGTACCAACAAGCCATAAGTGCTTGTCGGTATCATGGTCCGACCCACCTTGACTCATTTTGAAGAATTCAGAGCCTGTGCAAATGAATCCAGAAATTGGAATCATTTTAAGCTCATCTAGAGCAGCGTCGACCAATCCTTTAGCAAGTTCCTCAATGTTTTGTTTTACGCCTTTGGATGCTAAATGTTCCATAGCGTCCTTTACGTATTCGTTATATCTACTATTAAGTAGATTAACGAAATATTGTGCTGGATATATCACAGCATTATAAGACTCCCCTGCATGAGGGAATCTGATACCTTCGGTCTTAATACCTAGGCCAAGGTTGAGACAGAGATCAAGAAGTTCTCTGTCAGATTTTGCGTCGACAAGTTCTGCTTTAATTTCAGCAGAAACTTCATTGCCGACAGCATCGATTGCTCGATATCCGCATTTCTTTAAAATGCGAAGAAATTTAGTATTAGATACACCAATTTGATGCTCCTCTACTAATTTCTTATCAGAGAATTTCAATACTGGGTCTACCTCAGCGGTAGCCATAAAGCTACCGCATTTAGAATCCCACTTAGAATTCTCGATCATTTTATTGATAGCCTCCACTATATTTTTAGTGAAAGATATGCCAATTTGTGCATCTTCTTTTAAAAGTTCTGGCATTAATGCTACGGCTCTATCAACTTCAGAGCCATGATAATTACCGCAAAAATGGTTTTTGATCTTTGCAGTAATTTCTTTCTTAGCTACTTGAGCGATATACGCTCTATTTAATTTTTTATTCATGCTTATTTTCTCCTCTCATGAATAATACTAAAATACTACACAACATATTGACAGTGCTGTGTAGAAATTCTTCCTTTGGTCTCGTGGAAGAATTGTAATATACGCCATTCCCAGGCCTTGCTGGATGGCGTTAACTCTGGCACACGTTTCATGCCATTCTCATCAGTAATAGCAAGAAGACGACCAGAAGGATTGCCAAAGATGGCAACATTATAATTGCCTTTCTTATAACAATCCGCAAAACGTTCAGCATGGATAACACCATCTTCCATGCTGTAAATCATAATTTTATCCATGGCTAAGAAAGCCTGTTTCCAGGCTTCCATAGACTTGTCATGGAGTGGTTGGCTACCAACTTTAATGCTTAATGCTGTAATTCGCATTTGATGGTAGCTTGGCTTAGCCATTGGCATACCGTATGCATCACAAAACCACTCATGATGGTGGTATGCCATACCATCATAGCTATCGCCGAATTCAGTTGAATCTAATTTCGGCACAACTGCAATACAGTCCTTGCTTAAATCAAATCCAATTGTCTGAGCTGGTGCCGCAAACAACCCAACATATGTGTTAAGTTTTTGTGCCTTACCAGGAGATAAAGCAATTTGCTCGAAGCCTTGTGCACAAAGAGCCTGTACACGGGCTTCGAACTTTTCTCTGCAACTTTCAAATACCATGACCAACATCATTTGTCGGATCATTGATGGTGAAAGTTGTAAGGCGTTAAGATATTTCAATAGGACATGTTCTTTTGTCATATCAAGAATATCTTTTATATCCTCGACCTCTTTTAAATGAGAGAAGTCGAGCTTACAAATGCCGGGGATATAATTTGGTGTATTAACATACACCTTGTTTACCCAGCGAATTCCATCGCTAGGGCCATCTAAACAGATGACCCCGTTTGCAACGGACGCTGTAGTGGTATCCCCACTCTCGAGGATACCACTAACCGGCAAACTGGAAACGCTCACATGCGCTAATGGCACGCGAGCTTTACCCTTCAATTCGAAAGTAAACGAACTGATGTTCGCCGTTTCGAATTGTTGAAGGGCCCCGAGATCTTCCATATAATTGTGATGGATGATCTTTGCTGCTTCTTGAGCAGCTTTTTGTTTTATTAAATTTCTAATACTCATGTTTTCCTCCTCTATAAGTATTAAAAACAAAAATAGTTTAACGCCATTTCGGACAATATATATAACAGACTATTTTATTTGCTTTAAGTCTGTTATGTGTTCAAAACAAGAATCTGGAGCGTGATTTTCACGCATCCAGGCTTTGGCTTGTTCTAAGCCATTAAAGCCCTTAAATTTTGCTTTCTTGCCTTTTGTTAAGGCTTCACACTGTTTCCAAGTGAGCACAAACCCACAGAAGTTTGCAGTAATAACTGCATAAAAATTAAACTTCTGGCCTTTCGGTCTTTGGAACTCACCGTTAAGAGTTGCGACGAATTTTTTAATTTTGGTATGTCTGGACCAAAACAATTTTTCGTCTTGATCCATTGGACCAGCCACGGCGACAGTTTCTCCATTTTTAAGAGACCTAACTTCATAAAAGTCTGGATTAATTTCGTTCTCGACGGCAATGGTATTGAATCCCTTGCCATTGTAGTAAGCAGAAGCTGCTTCTACAAACTTACAAGCAGTTCGATTGTCTGTTGTAATAACTTTTTCAAAAGATTTCATGTTAATTACATTAATAAATACTACATTAGTCATGATGACCTCCCTTGGGCTGCGCCCACAAAATAAGCTCGTAATGAAATTTAATAAATAATGTAATACGAGCTAAATAATAACCGAGTCTTTATAGAAGAATAGCCCTAATTATTTTAATTCAGGACAAAACAAAAGACTCGAAAAATAATGTCTAGTTTAACGACATATGACAGGTCGATTAACTTCACTTCTGATGAAATCAATACCGTAAACGGTCAGGCTATAATATATTTTATTATAGTCAGAAGTGCAAGGAATAAAATTATTCCTTTATTTAACATATATAATATTATATATGCTAAATAAAGAAAGTACCGATATTTGTATAGCGTCTCGGTACAACAACGCTTGTTATTATGGCTTAGCTAAACATATAAGCCTCGTAATGAGGCCATCTTTCTTTAAGCCATAGTTCAAAATTCCAATAATAGGAATTTTGAATTTCTTTATGCATCTGCATAAAGAAAATTTTCCAGAGATAATTTTTTGGGAGATAAAATTCATCTCCCATTTCTCTGAACTTTTCATAAAAATATGCTGGGCCATCATAGTCCCAGTATCTCTCATCAAGGCGTTGAGCCTCCAACGCCTTGTCTTGAGAATAATGTAGATAGTCATTATCATAATGACCATCATAAAGATCGACTACATCATAGTAGCCGATTTGTTTGGAGACTTGTCTCCATTGATTGCCCTCCCAGAAGAGAGCATTATATTTATGAGTAAGGATAACATATGTATCCTCACCTAATGCGTATTCATGATCAAATACGCTTAAAAATTCGGAAGCTCCAACCTCTAGAAAATCTTCCCAGAGGCGGTTGGAGATCCCTTTCTCTCCAGTGACAGAATTTTCACTGGAGAAATAACTTCCAAGAATTACTTGTGCTAACGCACAAATAATTTTGTTAGTGCCGATTGGGGAAGTAAAATACTTCCCATATTCGGCTGGATGCCAGTCATAGACATCCTCACCGTACACGCGAATACCGCGTGTTACAGCTTCTACCCTGTAAGTGAAGCCACCTACAAGGTAAAATAAGGAAGGTCGGCCATAGAAACCGGATCCTTCGTATAGGGTGCTATGATGCAACCCCACAACATTAATACCATTGTGGCTATCGATAAGATAACCACAACGGTTGGTAAATAATGGAGCAGCTTGCTCCATTACCTCCGTTGGCACAACTAAGGTTTTGCCACTACCGTTAAGATAATGGCTCAACCACATAGTTGGCCAATATAAAGCATGTATAGCTTTAATACGACCAAATGTTAACTTATCCGCAATACGGATAATCTTGAACGCTGCAATAAACATGCAGCGCAATACTACGAGTCGTAATTTTCTCGCAGCATTAAGAATAACACCTGCTGCAACTACAACTGTTGCAACAGAAATAATAATAACGAAACCTAAAATTAAATTGATCTTTCTCATGATATTTTCCTCCCTATCACGATAATAAAAATAAAGGGCATAAATATATCCCTTATATAAAAGTTATATCTTATATATATAATATAGCTCTTATATAAAGAATGAGTTAGTATTTATATAGCGTCCTAACTCACGACGCTCTCCTTAATAGTTCTCTACATCATATATACAATATACAATGTAAGAACTATTAAGGAAATAGCCCATACTAAGAACAGTATGAACATAACTATAACCTTGTTCATAGCTATCACCTCCTTTGCTATTGCTCAAGGTTATAGTGCTATAGTTTATAGTCATACAGCTGGACTAAGAGACTAGCGATAGATAGGAACAGCTATCTTATCACCAGGTCTGATAAGATAGCCTGTTGCACCTCCTTCCATCTTCTTACTTTCAGCTACTGCTGTTGCAGCAGCCTCTCTGATGTCATAGTCGACATCAGAGTTTCGATTGGCATTCTTAATGATGCCTTCGATAGTTTCACCTCCTTTCACTATATGTAATACATAGGAAGTTGGTTGCACTGGTGTTAACCAGTACACCATTCCTATTACTGCCATGATGATTACCATAACTGTTGCTGCGATTTGTTTTTTCATTGTTTTTTCCTTTCCTCCCATCAATTAGACATAGACATTGTGAAGGAAGTGTTTTGTTTTACACAATGTCTTTATTAAATTGACCCCATCACAATGATGAAGGTCATGACCAATCGACCATCGTTCGTCCCAAATACCACCATGAATCAAAGGCGGGGGGGCGAATTTTGGTCGATAGGCCATATATATATAAAACACTTACCCCCTCTAAAAATTTTTCAGATTTTGACTATAGATATGCTTTTCTCATTTAAACACCTTTACTGAGAATATACTTATTTATAAATTCTTTTTCCTACTTATCCTTACCAAAAAAATATACGTACCACAATTTACATCCTTATAGCGAACATATATTCGATAAAAAAGGACAAAAAAATAAGAGCCCCGTTAAAGGCTCTTACTTATAACTAAGAAAGTTCGTTATGAAATCTTTTTTGACGAATGTTTTAAATTCGTTGAGCGTCGCTTCTTCGCGTTTTTTACCAATAAATTCTTTAGCTAAGTATTTAGCTTGTTCTTTAAATAATAACGTCTGAATCTCGCCGCGTAACGTATGAATCTCGTAGTCGATATATTCGTAATTACGAAGTGATAAAAATTTAATTACGGCGATAAAGATATATTTTTTACGTATATCATATTTTCCAAGAAGTGGTTGTTCATACAGATAATTACCGACGATATCGTACTTAATAATTTCTTTAATATTATTTTTTTTAAATCGAGTAAAAAACTGACTAAACGACGGATAATACATATCGACTAGCGTGTCGATATAATTATTAATCGACACGTTTGTCTCTGTGGCCATCATTACCTGATGCTCCCATTAATAGTAATAGTACTAATTCATCGATAAAGAGTTTATAAGCTTCTTCTTGATTTTGTGGTTTCTTTTCGAGAATCATTTTTTCGATTAAATCGGTTTTGATCGATATATTTTCGATTTTTTTAATACTATTAACAATATCGTAAGACTCGAGAGTATAAGCAATAATATAGTCGTCGGGAACACTACTCTTTAAAAAAGATGGGTGCACTTTATTATTACTATAATCATATACTACGTCTTTTAATAGAAATTGATTATATTTATATTTGTGCCACATATCTGTTAAAAAAGCTAAGATACTAATCTTAATTTTATGATTAGTAATGTTACCGACTAAATACGAATAAAAATTGTTGGCGTTAATTTGTTTCATAAAAAAATATCCTCCATATAAAAATAATGATACTTATACATAGTATTAGTATATCATATAGAGGATATAATTACTACTAGAATACTAAATTAAATAGTAATAGTAGTAAAATGCAACATATTACAATAAGCAACGAAGAAGTTATAAGGTTAGAAAAAGTCGGAAGTTTCGGAATTAATTATGATGGGTCAGAAAATTCTTCGTGGATTGTTGATTTTGATAGAATCAAATTATTAGATTTACCAAAGAATTGGTCAATAATATATGTTAGATTAAATAATTCTGGAAACTTTATAATTCTAATTAACGGAATGAATAATTATAGGTCTTCAAATGAAAACATATACATTGATAATAATAGATTGATTGGATATAGACAATATTTGTATAGAAGCAATATTTCATATGAAATATTTATATTTTAAAATATAATATAAATTTGAGGAATTTCATATAAATGTTGTCTTGTACATATTCCATTTTCAATATTAGGAGGAACTTGTGATTGACATACAAAACACAAGTATCCATCTTTTATAAATAATCTAATATTATAAGAATTATTTGCACGACCTATTCTAGATCTAACCCATCTTTTCAAATCATTATTATTTGTATATTGAATAATTTCTTCTTTTAATAAAATATTTACATTTGTTTGATAAGCTATTTCGGTATGTTCATTATCATGCCCACCTGTCATATAACTATGTTGAGATGTCGTATGATAATAAATACCACTAAAATTATTTGGCAATTTATATAATTTTTCATAAAAATTATAACCGTTATAATCATAATCAATATACTCGCCACGTAAATAATTATTATTAACATATTCAACTGGAAGTTTAATCATACTTCTACTACTATTACTATTTAATTTAGTATTAATAGCATTAATTTTATTATTAATATCGTCGAGATCATTTTGCACTAAGAAACGTTGGAAATTACGATTAGCATCGTACCAACCCGGATTATTAGTTGAACATAAGTTTACTTGATGAGTCGTATCATACGTACCGATATCTAAATCGGATTCGCCGCGAGCATTTAAACTCGACTTAATACTATGAAATGTATTTATATTTAATAGATCGAGAGACGGAATTTTCAAACCTTCGTTAAACGTTACGAGACCGGTAAACGTATCGCCTGCTTTATTAGCTTTAGCATCGATATTTAATAGTAAATCGGCAGCGAGTTTATCTCGCGTAATCGCATGATCACGAATCTTACGAGTCGTAACACTAGCATCGGGATGGTCGAGTTCCTCTAAGGTGCGATGTTTACTTAAGTCAGATTTAAGGCTATTAACTAATTGTTTTAAGCCGTCGCCTGTCGTATCCAAGGAAGATTTAAGATCATTCTTGAGATTATTCAACATCGAGTCGATCTGATCTTTTAAATAATATTTAGCGACGAGATCGTTTAATAAACCATCGACTTCACCCTTTGTATAATGTTCTCTTAACAGATTTACTTTAGTCGGGAATAATTTATATAATAAGAAAGCACTTAATGCTTTATCTTCGTCGAAGCTCGATTCGCCGTCGACAAATTCGTCGGACGAGATAACTTCTTTTTTGTCAACATGTTTGACTCTGTCTTTCAACCGATTTAACATGTCAGCACGTTTCGGTTCACTTTCGTTAACGGTGAACTCATAATCGTATATATTAGTTTCTGGCATATGAATATGTCCTTTCGTAGATTTAAAATATATACTACTATATTACAGAAAAAATCCCCGCACTAAGTACGGGGATATATTGTTTATTACAAAGTATCGTTAGGTTCTAACATAACTTTTCGCCAAGAATTAGCGCTATCTATAGATTCTGCAATATAAAGTGCGCTATCTACTTTAGCTATTTGTCCAGCAAACGCTGGTGCTTGTGTAATATCACTTGCCATAAGCTTATCGATGCGAACGTAATCTTTTAATTTTTCGTCGACATCGCTGGCACTAATAATCCATTTAGTACCGTTCCAGAATATCGGCATTCCGAGTGTCGTATCGAAATATTGTTGACCGACAACTAAATGTTCAGTCGGTCTTTTTTCCGTCGGGCCAGAATGAATAATCGGAATTGTTTCGTACGTCATCGTACCCATAGTATTAATAGGTTTATTTGGCATGAAATAGATTTCCATACTTAAATCGGCTAATGAAGTAATAACATCAGCTTTATAAGGTTCAGGAATTTCGCATTTCATAGTCTTAGCATCGGTATTTACTTCAATAACCTTAAAGCCACCTTTGCCTAATACGTTCATCATACTACCGACTGTAATTGGCGTATCTTTTAACGTACCGTTATCCCATACCGGGAACTTATTAAAACCAAAAGTCATTGTTCTGTCACCATGATTCGTAACAGAAATAGGCTTATCCGCTGCCGCTAAATACTCGGTTTTAGTCGTATATCTATAAGTCGATACATAGCCAAAATGACCAGAATGATTTGGCTTAGATTCTAAATATACATCGCCGGCAACGCCAGCAGTATAATTACTATAATCATGATCTTTAGCGTCTTTATAAGGAACGCCATTAGAACCAAAGAAAATAGCCGAGCCTTCACTATCGGCTAATTCATCTCGATTACTAATATCTTTCTCATGAATAGTTCTATCGTAACCTAGATAAATTCTTGTCTTAGCATCATTTTCTGCTTTGACTTCATATTTTCTATTAAGGAAACCTCTCGAACTATATTCATCGGTAGAACCTATATTATTAAATAAAGTTAATGCAGGATATTCCGCTATACCGTTAGGCGAGATAGATACTTCCGGAGAATTAATCCAAGAGAATTTAGTACCTTTTTGTATCCAGTTATCAAAATTTTCTTGGAATTTATCAAATTTAAGATTACTTACTTTAACTTCGATCTTAGCATTTTCTGGTGAGGTTAAATAAATAAATGCCGAAGGTTTTTCCTCGACGAGTACATGGTCGACATTATCGTCAAGCGTAATATCGAGCGTAATATGACTAATCTCGGCTCTTGGTCCAACACTAATATATAATGGATTTTGATTAAGAGCCCATCTACCAGTTAATTTAAAATTCGATATTTTATTAGCATAGAAATTAGCCGTAGTACCATTGTTTAAATCGACAGTATCGTCAAAATGAAGAGTAACGGTTTCGAAATCGACATATGAGTATGTACAAAGACAGAAAGTACAGTTATTAGAAACGATATTGCTTATATTATTATTTATACCATCAGTATATTCTAGATATATAGCATACATACCATAATTGGCTTTTACATTATCGATAGTCAAATTATTACATTGAGCAGCTAAATCGATATTATTACCAGCACAATCTTTAGTATTAGTCATCCGAAGATTTAATAATTTTAGATTAGTAAATAGTAACTGACTAAAATCACTACTCGTACCGATAAATTTAAAACTACTACCTTCTGCGTCTTGATCTTTGACTTTAAAAATAAAACCATCGATTGTCGTATTATAAGCATTAGTAATATCGTCTTGATCTTCCGGTGTATTTCGAGTTAATACAAATCCGATATCACCTTGAGACGCATCGGTATGATCGCATAGAATAGTAGCGCCATAAGTATTTTCAGATCTAACGACTAAAGAACGACTCATTTTTTCTGGACAGAAAATCTTTACGACGTTTTCGATCTTATAAGTGCCGTCAGGGAAAATTACTTCGTCGTATTTCTCAGCATTAGCCTTAATAAAAATCTCGTTTAATTTAGCCGTTACGTCGGTAGCACCTGTATTATCGACACCTTCTGTGACGACGTTAAGAGATTTTACCAAGTCTAATAAACTTTGAGCATCAGCTTTTTTCATAAAAAGTTCATCATTTTTTTTAATGATCGAGCTTAAGCCTTGAGCAATTTCAGAAATAATAGACATTAAAAAACCTTTCTATTATAAATAATCGACACCGTTCATTCGTGCGATTTCTCGAGCGCGATTACGAATCCAATTGCCGCCAGAAGTATGAACACCGTCTTCAGTGCGAACATGACATTCCGGTACTAAAATGTCGAGATCCCAACGTTCTGCCGGGTAATCGTATAAATCTTGTCTTAATAAACAACGTTCACCATGAGTAAATACTTGACTTAATGGTAAACCATATGTCACGCAACATAGATATACGACAGTCGCCATTGCTTCGAGCTGTAATGCATTAACTGGTTCTGAACCTGGGGTATACGTTGAGTAGCCAGTATAACCGTCGCCATTTAACTCAGAACCATAATTCGAACATGCCGAGATACCGAGGTTATTAGTATTTTCTCGATAGCAATGCGCGCCTTTATTATCTAAATCTTGCATTACATGCACGTTACCAGATCCATCGATACACATATGATAATCATCGAACAACTGGTCGTAATGACCAGCTGTCCAATGAAGAGTAATCATAGTATTCGAAGAACCTTGCCGTTGAATAACGGGATATACGTTTTTAATAACGTTATCACGAATTTGTTTTAATTGTTCTTCGTATGTCATATATTATAATTTATCCTTTAAATTGTCTACGTTATAGCCATAAATAATACCATAAATTACATTTATTCCGATATTTATATCAAAAACTTTATTTGACTCGGATTCAGTATTATAATTAATAACAATATGTCCATTACCGTCAGAATTGTCTTTATAATATTTCATAGAATTAATAATCGTAATAATTTCATTAGAATCAATTAATTTTTTTATATCAGTATTATTTACTTTGTCAGCATAATACAATGTTTTCATGCCAGTAAACTTATTAATATCAGAGATCGGCAAATCAATTGCTGTTTCTAAAGAAGAAGGAGTTTCAATAAGAATTTGAGTTATTGGAATTTCTACAAAATTAAATCCATTTTTAGTATTGTCATACACTTTATTTAATGTTTCTAAATTTTGGTAAATAGATGTTGTTAAATTAATATTGTTTGTAATATTATAACTATAAATAGTCTCATTTTCTTTTTTAATAAATTCATTGTTAGTATCATTTTTATGAATTAAAGAAATAGTAAGACCATTGCCGGCAAACAACATTTCATTCTTAATCTTATCGTCGATAATAAAACCGTTAGATGCTTCTGTAATATTATATTTATTTCCGTTAACAGTAACAATTTCATAATGATCAAGTATATATTGTTTAAGATCAGAAAAATTATCAGCTAAATTTAAACTTAATTTTTGATGTCCATCGCTATAACTTGGACTTAAGTTATTAAAGCATGCTTCTTTTGCTAGCATATCAGAAGTAATGGCTGCAATATATTGACTTAAGAATGTTGAATTTGTACAGTCATCATCAGCAATATTCATATAAGTAGAATTAACATCATTAAATTTATTTTTAAATTTTAATTCTGTCGGTAATAAATTATAATAAGAAAAAGTTTCTTCTTCAGGTAATGTATAAACAATACCGTCATTAGGACTATTTGTATAAGCTTTTAATTTTTTAATACCAGCTTTATTTGTTATAGTTTTATTGCTAATATTAATATAAAACATTCTACCAATAATATTATTGAAATTAATGAGATTATCAATATTAACAATTCTATTATAATAATTAGAGTTAATATCGATAGAGAATGAAAGAATATTATTATTTTTATTTTTTAAATAATTATATATATCTTTATAAGAAATAACTGTTTGATAACTACTATTAAGTACTAATTCTTTATTATTAAATGTATAGCTATAATTAGGATATCCTCTAAAATAATAACCGATATCGTCATACGTTGAATAATAAATACTATAATTATTAATAATATAATTTTTATCTAAGAATTTATCAAAGCTTTGAATATGTAAGAATTTTTTCCAAGGATATGTAAATTCATCTTTAATAGTCACGCCTAATTCTGTCGTATGTTCATCGACAGTTTCTAAGAATTCTTTAGAAGGAGTGACAATATTACTATTAATAAAATAATAAGCACTACTTATGTCGTTAAACGTTTTCCCTAATGCTTCGGTCGTTAAAGCTATACTGTTCTGATTATTTTTAATTTGATTAATTAAATAATCTTTATCGAGAATAGTTTGTGTTACGGTATCGCATTTAATAAATGTTTTCCAAGGATAATCGAACGTATCTTTAATCGTAATGCCTAATTCTGTCGCGTCAGCCGGAATAGTTTTTAAAAATTCTTTAGTCGGACTAAAACTATTGCCATTATAAATAGAATAAAGACCATAATTGTTAGTATTACCATATGCTTGGCCTAATGCTTCGATCGATACATCTAAGCCTTGACTACTCCTAATATAATTAACAAATAAATCTTTATCTAATATACTAGTTAATCTATCGATCGTAAATTCTTTATTCCAAGGATAATTAAACATATTTTTAATTTTAAATTTATTGGTAGCATTAGCTTTAATAGTTTTTAATTGTTCGACCGTATTGAACGTCGTATTAAGTTTTTTAGAACCGTCGACCGGAATCGTAGAAGTTTCACCTAAATATTCGACTTCTAACGGTACGGTAGTTCTATTATAATACGTACTATTACTACTGTCGCTAGGTTTAAATATATCTGTATCTAAAAAATTATAAGATTCTTCAAAAGATGCTTCATCTTCTTTTACGATATGATCTTTTAAAATACCGTTGTATTTACCAACAACTGGTAATGTACTTCTTTGTTCGTTATAAGCATTAACGATTTCAAAAACTTCTTTTGTCGTAATCGTAATCGTACCGCTAGAATCAGACATAAATTCTTTATTGCCAACTATAAATGTAAATTCTGGAAGCAATCCTTGAATAGTATAACCATTATATATATCGCCAGAAATAGAAGGTTGACCTCCAATAAATAATAATTGATCTTTATTACCAGTTCCAATCAAATAACCAACTTCGATAGTACCTTTGTTTTGTTTTTCAGGGAAACTAACTGAATTAATAATACTATTAAAATATTGATCATTTTGTGGTTTAGTATAACTAGCCTCGAAAGATTCGTCATATGGAAGCCATGTATACTTAGCAACGAAAAATGGTTCGTTTTCTTTTAACGGAATAATAATATCCATATGTCCGTTTGCCGGGAAATTATAATGCTCATTATCAAGTTCAATATAGCTAAATGGTTGTCCCATTAAGTCTATATGCCAACCGTCACTTTGCTTATCAGCCGATAATACTTCTAATTTAGAGTTTTGAGTAAATTGAGCATTTTCGATTAATTGTTCGATATAATGTTCGAATTTTTCTGGAAATGGAATTTTCGATGCTTTTAATTGTTGTGTAAAAATTTCACCAAACGTAATATCTTTTAATGCTTTAATTTGTTCAGAAATTTCTGTAATTTTATTTGACATATATATTCCTTATTTATTTAATCAATGCTTTTATTACTTTTAAGTTACTAGTAACGAAAGCTGTCGGAGCAATTTGTTTACCAATTGCATTTCCATCTTTATCACAAACGAATATTGAATTCTTCTTTTCGTCCATAGCTAATACTTCGGCTTTCGATACAGAAATACCTGCAGTACCTTCAGCTTGAGATGGTACTTTTATAACGGAACCTAAGAAATTAACGTAGTATCCGGCTTCGCTGAAGAATTTAGGATTTACAAGAGATACTTTCATTTTTGCCGGGAATTCTTTATCGCTAGTTCTATCGAGCGCAGCATTTATATTGATTCGAACATTATTCAATTCGTCTTGAGTCAAAAGATTCGTAACGGCAACAGTCGATACGTCTGTCCCTTCTGAATTCTTTACGACAGCTTGATTATAGTTAGCATTTTTATAAGTTTCTAAAAATTCATCTAAATCGAATGGTATATCGATATGACTATTCTCTAAAAGAATATGCTCTTGACTATTAAATACTACTTTTACCGGTACGTTAGAACTATTCGTAAGTCTAATAAATCCTTTACCCGTATCATTCTGAGCATCTGTTTTATTAATCCACAAAGCTTCGACATTATAACTAGCGACAACGCTATTAAGATATTTTAATACACCGATAGCAGGTTCGTCGATTTTTTCGAAAGTGTTTAATAAACTAGAAACTTCGATTGTGTCGATCATATTCTGAGCTGTTTTATCGTTAGCATAATTAGCCGGCTTTTCTTTTTTATAAGGAAAATTAACGACCGAGATATAATAATTAAGAATATCGTCGGCTTTAATTAATGCCGGTACGCTAAAATCAACTATTTTGCCTTCGCTATTAAAATGAGTCGGAATTCCATTAATTTCGACATAACTATCGAATGGACCTGTTAGCGATACGATATAATTATTATTTTCTTTTTTAATAGAGTCTAATGCAATTGAACTAGGATCTACTGCTATACTATTAAATATTAATTTTAAATAATATTTTGTATTTTCAGGGAACGGTACTTTCTTTTCTTCAAGAACTTCACCAAAGATTTTAAAGAAAAATTTATCTTTATATTTTAAAATTTCTTCGGAGATATTTTGTATTTGTTCAGACATGTATATTTCCTTTATTTAAATTAACCGATACGTTTCCACATATTAACGACAATATATGGCGGCATATTATTATGCGGTTGATTTTTACCGATATTATTCGTATTAACATTAATATCTTTATCTACGCTAGAAGTATCAGACTGTTTATTAATACTAGTAAATAAATTATATCCTTCATTATCAGTTTTTGGATATCTATCATTTCCATGATTTGATCCATTCCAACCAGTCCAATATTTGCCTTCAGGAAGTTTAAAACCATTTTTATAGCTTCTATTGCTATCGCTAGTAATAAAAGCACCATTATTATCGACAATAGTACCGATAGCATGATAATGCTCGCCAGCATTTGGAACAGTAAAAGATATATTAGTTTGTAAATTATGATTATGAACAGCTAATTCATCTTCGGTTAGACGATGTTCTTTTTCGCCGCCGATCTGACCTAGAACAAAATCATCACTACTATTAACAAGCATACGACCTGCCGGCATTTTTTCCCATGTTCCGCCAAAAATAGCAGAAGGCTCGACGTTATTTACGTTCATATAAATAGATCCGACTGGGTATAATTGACTAGCCAATCGATTCAATTGATCGAGTGCCGCACTAATTTTCTTATTAAATTGACCGACCGTTACGACATCGTTTAATTCGATTCCGTCGGCTACGTTACTAATAATACGTTTAGTTTCAGTATTACCGACCGATACTTGATTAGAAAGAGTCGCGACCGAATCGGCACCGAGAGCTACGCTATTTTCACCGGTTGCCGAAGCATTAACACCGATAGCCGTTCCTTTACCTAAAATCGTATTACCGATTGACATAATCTTATCTTTTAATTTATAAGCAATTGTCGAAGATATTTTAGGTTTTCCATTCTCGTTAATAATCGAAATATTTTCGCCGGCACGTAAACCTTTCATACCAGTCTTTTCGTCGATTTCTTCTTTCGTATATGTTTCGTCACGGTCCATAAATAATTTAGCCGTTTGCGTCTTCGTATAATACGGAGTTAAATCGACATTAGCGTTAATTTCATTATCGCTGCTAATCGTAATCGAATTACCAGCTTTAAGTTTATCTTGTTTCGATTCTTTTAAATTTTGAATGTCTTCAAAATTCTGAATCATTTCTTCAGGTTCTTGAATATATACCTGATCGTCTTTATATTTATTATCAGCTTTCGCCTTTTTTAATTGTAACGCTTTTAACACGTTAACTTTCAAAGATTCGACTTTTAATTTATTCACTTAATTAATCCTTTCCTTGTTAATTACTTAACAAGTCTAAACAGATTAATACGATTAGCAAGCATAGATCGTAACGGATATTTACGTCCTTTAATGCCTGCGAATTTATATCCTAAATAAATGCTTTTCTTAAAGTATCGACACCATTGTCGATCGTCTTTAAGACAAAATATATTATTTCTCATATCGATCGCGAAGAAAAAATCCTTTCGATCGACAATTATTTTTATGTCGCGATAGTGTACATATTTACCGAAAATATAATAGGCAAATCCATAACCACAGTTTCGATATAGCCAAGCGCATCGACATATATACCGCTGGAATTTTTCTTTTAACGTAAAATTCTCGTCGAGAACATCGACATATCCCGGCATCATATATCCGTCGCCTTTATTCTCGTAATGATATAAATAATGCTTATTAAAATCGTATCGAGCAAATTTCGGTACGTTTCCTTCGTATATCATCCAAGCAACATCTAAACAGTTATCATAAGTTTGCCACAATTTAAATATCTTAGGTAAGTTACCATACTTATCGGCAAATAATATGACGAACCAGTTTGTTATATAGCATAGTGCCATGCAGAGCATATTAGCTCCGCATAGTACTAACCATTTAATATAATATTTACTCCGCATCGTTTTTTTCCTTATACGTGCCGACTTCGCTATTATATTTACTATTAATAAATTTATTAGCAATCTGTGTCGCAGCCGAACCGCCGCCAGTTAAATTAGCTAACGTATCGTAATGTTGCCAGTTATGTCCAGTAATTACTAGATATAACGTAACGCCGACTAATAATAATAATAACGTAAAGGAAATAACACGAGTATAACTAAGTCCATCGTTTTCAAATAGCATCATTTTAAATATTTTACTCATTTCGTATTCTTACCTTTTTTCTCTTTTAATTTAAACTTCACGACATTTAAGTCGACATCGGTAATGCGATCGATAACGTCTTTCGGAAGGCTATTAATAATTTCGTTATTATAACGAATTAATTTCATATTCTCCTTAAAGCTAAACAACTCGGTTAATATTATATAACCATAACATATCCAAGATATAATATCGAATATATCCTGAAAATATAGTATATGAATACTTGTCGGTATTACGATCACATCTAATAAAAATGCGAAAATACTTAAAATACTATATTCGAATAATTTGAAGAGAAAGCCGCGATAGAATACGCGGCTAGATTTTTGCTGTCCCCAGCCTCCCCAAAATACATCGATAATAGTTCGATAATGCCATAAAGGTTTTTTCGAAAAAGTAAGAGCGAACAATCTTAACAATGTATCGACAATTAACATAAAAAATATAATCGTATACATCGTTAAGAAAGTTTCGACTGCTTGAGGAGCAATATTATATAATAACGCTAATGCATTTATTAATACCATTGTTCTCCCCTATGTATAAATAAATGATTATTCACCTTTTAAGGCTTTAATCGCATCGAGAATAGGTTGCAAATCACTTTGCGTAATGAAACCTTTTTCTTTTAATTTGGCTTCGATATCGTCAAGTTTTAAGTACTTAGCTTCGGCTTGTGCTTGTGTTTCGTAAGCACTAAGATCCGTAGCTGCGCTACTACCGCCAGTAGTTTTAATTACGAGATGAGGTGTATGATGTTCATCTTCACCAATAACTTCTTCGATATGAATACCTTCACCAGATTGAATATAAGCTTGAATTTCAGTAGATAAATCTGCTTTATCTAGCTTGCCATCTAAATGTTCGATAATAGTAGATGGGTTAAGTAAATAACGAGATGCAGGATCGCTTGCGATATGTTTCATATCTTTAACGATAGTATCTTGATCATTTACATAATAAAACTTTTTAACTTCAGCCATTATTAAGTATACTCCTCATATAAATCCCCGCCATTACGGCGGGGAACATAGCTATATAATATATTTAAATTAGTCGGCTTCGACTGCAACGCCAGTACCGCTACCCACCATAGGTTTCCATTCGGTACCGTTATAGAATACCGGAGCATTTAAATCAGTATCGTAGTACATTTGACCGGCTACAGGAGTAGCAGGACGATCGGTAGTTGCACCAGACTTAACTGTTAATTGTTGAATTTTTGTTTCGAGTTCAGCAATTTTAGCTTCATATACAGTTTTAAGAACTGCATCGGTTTTAAGAGTATAAGGACTTAAGTCGACAGATACGCCAGATGCTGTTAATGTTTTAGTGTTAGAATCATAAGATAAACCAGAACCAAAAGTAAGAGCATCTTGTTTTGCTGTTACGGCAGCACTCGTAGCAATAGCATCTTCGATATTTTCAGTCGTTACGTATTGTCCTTTAGGAGCATAGTAGCCGTCAGCCGTTTCTTTATCAAGATAACCTTTGCCGACAATAGCTGTATTAATAGCATTTGTAAAAGTCGGAGTCGTTGCTAACGTATCGAGTTCACTACGTAATACGTAATCGCCTTTAGTTTGATACAAGCTAGTAGCTGCACTCACATCGAGCTTATTAGCAATAGATGTATTTACTTCGTCGATTTTAACTTTATTTTTACCGATTTGATCGTCGACATATTCGATCGTAGCATAATTACCTACGCCTTGATATAAACGATCGGATTCGTTCTTAGTGATATAACCATCTTTAAGAGTATTAGTTAAATCTTCACGAGTTAAATAATTACCTTTAACTTGGAAAATGCCTTTAAGAGTTTCGAGGTTAGTCGCAAGTTTAGCATCGATAGCAGCATCAGTTTCTTGAGCTGTCATCATATCGTCTTTGATACGAGCAATTTCAGTACCGTATACGTCACGAGTCCAAGTAGCGAAATCGACTTTAGTTTGATAAGCAGCAGCTGCTTCTTCAGACTTATCGTTAATAGCTTTTTCTAAAGCAGTCTTAGCAGCAGCTAATGCATTTTCTTGTGTCGTAATAGCTGTGTTAAGAATTTGTTTTGCATCTTCGAAATCAGTAGTTGCTACTTTACCAGCTACTTCATCTTTAGTTGCTTTTTTAGCTAATTCAGAAAGAATAGATTCGACAGAAGATTTATTATCGTTAACGCCAGATTGAATATTAGCAATAGTTTGAACGGCATCTTTTAATGCCCCGAGTTTATTATCGACAATACCTTCGACTTGTGTTTGAGTCAAACCAGAACCGCCAGCAGCGATAGTTGCATTATCGAGTTGTTGTTTCGTTGCGAATGTATCGTCGGCATATTTTTTAACTTCGGTTACTTTTGCACCGATTTCAGTCGTTACGTCAGCTTTTTTAGCAAATACATCTGCATCGGCTTTAGCTAAATATGTTTCGCCTAAGCCACCTACAGCTGCGGCAATATCTTCTGTTACTTTAGCAGCTTTAGCATATGTATCAAGATCGGCAGTATGAACCAAGGTATCTTTATTGAGACCTTCGATAGCGGCTTCGTTAGCTTCGGCTTTAACTTTTACTTCGTTAAGTTTTTCGACTGTTGCATATTCGCCTTTAGGTTGATAATCACGATCGCCAGCTTCTTTAGTTACGTATTCGCCTTTTTCTTGATATCCAGCTAACTTAGCAGTAAGTTTAGTATCGATTAAATTAGGAACAGTAGCTGTTTCGAGAGTATTTAGTTTCGTATCGATTTCGGTAGCTTTTGCTTCGAATACAGATTTATCAGCTTTATCAGCAAGAGCACTTACATCGGCTTTGCTCAATAAATCAGAAGCGACTTTATCGGCTTTTGTTTGAACAGCAGTCAATGCACTTACATCAGCTTTATCGGCAAGTTTTTGATTAAGTTTAGCTTCGCTAATATATTTTTCTTGAGCGACGATACCGTCGACCACTTCTTTAACTTTGTCGGCAACAGCTTGTGCATCCAGGCTAGCGCCTGTACCAGCGCCACCGTTAAGAGCAAGATCGTTAACTTTAGTCGTTAATTTTCCAAGATCTTCGACAGCTTTATCAGTCTTAGTTTTTAATTCTTCGAGGCCTGCAGCATTTTCAGTCGCTTTAGCTTTTGCTTGTTGAGCAGTCGTATTGACTTCGCGAACAGCTGCGTCCGCTACAGCTTTGGCAGCTTCGATATCTTCAGCTACTTTAGTTTTGTCAGCTTTTGATTCGACTTTAGCTTCGATGTCGGCTTTTTCTGCATATTCAGCAAGAGCAGTTACGTCGGCTTTTGTCGCAAGTTTTGCATTAACTTCGTCTTTAGTAAATACTTTATTTAATTTATCGAGAACAGTTGTTAAATCAGCGTGACCTGCTAATTGTTGAGCTAGATCTTTTAAGGATTGAAGCGTAGTCGGATCTAAAGAACCGATAGCTTGTACTTCAGCTTTAGTAGCGTATTCGCCTTTAGGTTGATATGCTTCGTCAGCTACGGCTTTAGTTACGTAATTAACGAGAGCAGCTTCGACTTCTTTAGCTTTAGCATCAGCAGCTTCGGCCTTTGTTTTAGCTTCGGTTACAGCTTCGCCAGTCTTAGCTTCAGCTTTAGCTTCAGCCGCAGCAGTTTTGGCAGCTTCGACAGCTTGAGCTAATTCTTCTTTAGCTGCTTTTAAAGCTTCTTTGGTTGCTAATGGTTCGAGAGTCGTAGCATCGGCTTTACTAGCAAGAGCCGTATTGGCTTTAGCAGCTTCTTTAGCCGCATCGGTAGCAGTTTGTTTAGCTTCGGCAACTTCGGCTTTCGTAGCCTTTCCTTCGAGTGCTGTATTAACAGCTTCTTGATCTGCCTTACGGCTTAATGCTTTTTCATTTTCTACTTTAGCTTGTGCCGCATCAATTTTCATTTTAGATACATCGTCAGCAATACCTTGTACTTTAGCATCGTTCAATGTATCGGCAGATTTACGAGCAGCAACTTCAGCAGCAACAGCAGCTTTATTTGCATCGGCTTCGGCTTTAAGATTATCCAAAGCTGTTTGATCAGCTTTTGTTGCTAAAGCTGTAGCATCAGCTTTTTTAGCTACTTCTTCTTTAGTAGCTAACGGAGTTAAATCACTAGCATTTGCTTTTTTAGCAAGTTCTGTATCGACAGTAGCTTTATCAGCTTTATCGGCAAGATCTGTTTTCTTAGCATATGTAGCTTCGACTTCAGCAGTTTTAGCATATGGAGTCAAGTCGACAATTGCTTTTACTTTTTCAGTAAGTTCTGCAGCTTTAACTACGTCGTCGGCGTTAGCTGCTTTAGCGATAGCTTGTTCAAGATCAGTATCTTTATCGTTAAGTTTTTTAATTAACTTATCGATAGCTGTTTTATCATATACTTTATCTTTATCAGCTTTCTTAGCAATTTCGGCAATACTATCTGGGTTATCTTTTAAAAGATCGATCGCATCTTTTAATGTTTTTAAATCTTGAGCAGACACGCCGCCAGTAGCCGTTTCAAGTTCAGCTTTAGTCGCGAATTTAGCATCGGCAGCTTGGTCAGCTTTACCTTGTGCTTCCGTAATTTTTTCGTCGACTTTAGCATCGGTAACGTATTCGCCTTTTGGTTGATATTGTGCAGCAGCTTCGACTTTGCTTAAGAACGTAATTACGTCTTGAGCTTGTTTAGCAGCTAGATCAGCAGCTACCTTGGCAACGGCAGCCTTATTAGCTTCAGCCAATACTTTATTTGCAGCAGATGCTTCTTTATTAGCAGTAGCTTGTTTTGTTACGTCTTCGACAGCTTTATTATCGACAGCTGGTTGACTACCAGAATTATTATTATCTGTATCGATAGTTAAACCTTTACGAGCTGGATTATAAAGACCGAAGTACGCACGGGTAACAATTTTTTTAGACATTCAAAAATCTCCTTAATTCCAATGAATGATTTCGGTAGATAAACGATTGCGTAAATCGTTCGTTGCTTTATCTAAATAATCGTCGACATGTTGTTTAATATATTCTTGCAAACCGTCGCCGATTACTCTTAATAGTTGATCGAGAGTTGGTTGATAAATACGTTGATTCACTTGATCGACATACTTAATTAATTCATCTCGTACCGTATCTCTAACCTGATTAAAATCAGGTTTCTTTTTTAAAGCTTCAAGAAGATCGGTATAAGTATTAATAGTTCCGTCTTGTTCAAATTGTTTAATCGTATCGGTCCAATATTCAAAATCATGAATATCGGGTTTATTATTTACGACACGAATCACTTCGTTTAATTTGTAAACAAGATATTTAATACTCGTTTCGTTTAATGAAGCTTGTTCGATAAATTGCTTCATTAGCGTTACCTCATAATTACATTAATTAAAATTAATTTACTGTCATTAGAACGTATCGAGCACTCATCATCATTCTTAATAACGGTAACGCCTATAAAAGCATTTTCGCCTTCTTTTAATGATTGTACCGGTATAATAATATCGCCTATATTCTTATTATCATACATAGCCGATACGACAATTTCAGCCTTATCTTTTAATAAATATACAGAGTAAATTCCATCGTAACAAGAAGTAAAGCAGGTGTCGTCAGAAAACAGCACCTGCTTATCATTTGATAATAAAATGTTATTTAATTCTAACGTATTATTACCATAAGTAATAATATTATTTTGAATAAAAGATTTACCGCCTATTCGTAGATCTTTTACAAATAAATTGTCAACATTTAATATATCGATTGTATTGTTTTTAAGGATGTACTCTGATGTTATATTACCATTCGTAACGCCATTAGTTTTTAGATAATCCGAAACTTTTTCTTTTGATTTCGTCATAATGTCATCGACATTATTACACAAAATCATAATCGTTTCGTTTAACGCATCTAACGATAAATTTTCCACAGATGTTATACCTCTAACGATAATATATACTAACTAACTTAGTATGATCGATAAATAACATATCGTCGAGAATCTCGATGTCAATTCCGTTAATAGTATATCGACCATCTTCATTTAATATAAATGAAGTTAATATATCAGTGCCTTGTCTTAATACTAATAATAATTCGTTAGTATTATTTAAATTAATAGCTGAATCATTATACGATAAAATATTCCATCGATAAGAATTGCCGCCTGCAGTCATTAATTCTTTATTATTATAAACATTGCCGACGAGAATATTTCCGCCTATCATAACTTTATTTTCGTCGATAATTATATTTCCTTTAATATTATTAGCAGATATCGTATCGATATTATAATCAGATGCTATATTTTTTTTATAATAATTATTTTGGAGTTTATAATTTGTTAAAGAAAGATCGACAACTGTATTAACAATACTATTTTTAGATTCGGCAAGATAATCTTGAATTTCAGATATCTTATTCTGAATATCGATTAAGGTAACGTTATCTTTATTTAATATTTGAATCATTAGCGTTACCTCGCTTCCTTATCGTATACTGTTTATCGCAGATGATTTTATTATTTTCGATTTTAAAATCGTCGCAAATGAAATCCTTGCCGCGATAATTAATAAGATATGGTTTATTAATCGTATCTTTAATAACGATATAATATTCGCCTTTAACTAAGTCGCCAGTATATTCTTCGAATTTAGGCAACAACATATCATTATCATATTTTAATTTTTTATTATCGTATATTAACGTATCATTAAAAACTAAATCATGTTTATTAATCTTAATAGATGTGTTATCGATACTATTATCGTTAATATATATATTTTCATCAACAATAATCGTATCGACATCTAAATTTTTAATCGTTTCGTTAGTAGAATATGCCATTTCATTAATATCGAGTAACGTTAAATAACCATCGATATGAATAGCAGATGATTCTAAATTATTAATTCTATTGATTAAATCGTTGAGGTTATTTTTTAATGTATTTAAATCTAACGCCATTTTATTGTATATTCTCCGCAATTCCACCATAAATGATTATAACTACTATGATGTTTTCTTCTTTGACGATAAATTTCATTTACATAAAATTTATAATCATATGGATTAAGTTCTAAACGTTGAATAATTGTATGATTTTTATCCCAAGCATAATAGTTAAAAAATGATACAGATAAGTTTGAAGGTGGACCATCATTAGGATCATTCCATGGTTTATAACCACGCAAGAATGCATTATGAACTAACATAAATACTGGTTGGTAATTCCAACCATTATATATATAAGCATAAGCTTCGTTCCACTTATCATAATTTTCTTTATTCATTTCTTGATTACTACGCCATTGTGGAAGCTTAACATAATTACGATAATTATTTGTCGTAATGATAGTTTTATTAGTTACTAATCCATAAGCATTAAATTCTAATAATGTTTTATCGCCACGTTTAATAGCAAACGGAAATGCTTCGATAGAATATTCGTCGATATTAAATAATGTACTAATCGATCCTTGTGTAAAATTAATACAAGGATTGTTTCCAGAATTAATAATTAACTTACCGTTAGTTTCTGGATTATCGTATCTGATAAAATCATTAACCTCGCTTAATTTAACAAATCGATTATTACATTCATCTTTCGTATAATAATTTGCTAATGTCGAATTAACTAAATTTTTAAGATCATCGATACTCTCGGCAACTTTATCATTAAGATAATGTTTCATATTTTCAAGACGAGTATTATACTGATTAATTAAATCTTGAATAGCATTACCTGAAATAGTTTCGTCGAATTGAATTAAAGAACCGATGATTTCGTTTATTTTTTTAACTTGTAAAAAAGTCGTTACTTTATTTTTTAAATGTTCGATCATCGCCATAACACCTTCAAGATCTTTCCGAAATCACGACTTTTATTACCGTCATAATCTTCGCCTACCCAACCTGTTTTTGCTGTTAGCATAACATAAGTTTTCGTAACTTCTAAACCAGCTGTAGCATATGGTGTAAAAAATTTAATCGGTACTTCAGCACTACACATATATACATATGACGGAGCTAATTTATGTTCGTTTTGTTTATCCCAATAGGTAAAATCAGACGTCGTATTATCGACAATAACGATTAAATCGTTCCAACCAGACGGTAATGTTATCGTACCGCCTACATTATCGACACGACTATTCTCTATGATATTCCAAGTTGCCGGAATATATTTACGTTCTATTAATTTAAACAAATCACGATTGAGTGCGCGTTCTGTTCCGTCATTAATATTCTTAGCAAATAATTCTGAACCATCTGGATTAATCATTTTAAGCCAATCGCCGTCCATAATAATTTTAACGCCATTAATTGTCATTAATGTATTATTACTTTTATGAGCATTAATAACGGCATTATTCATTGTTAATGTATGGTTTAAAATCCAATCGGTAGCTTTCGATATAAAATTATCTTTATTAGAACTATTTAAATAACGAGCATCATCTTCTGATTTCGTAAAATAATTCTTTATTTTTTCTAGCCAACTAGCTTTTTCATCGACTAACGACTTACTAATTTCTTTTCGAGCCGTATTATATTCTCTATTAATATCATTAAATTTATTAATAAACTCGCCAGTCGTAATATTATTCGTATTATTTTCTTGTTCTAATACATTATATTCATCGATAATCTTATTAATTTCTTGCGTAGCTTTTACCGACGTAGATTGTTCTTTCATTCGTTCCATGAATATATCTCCTTATCGATAAAATACTCTATAAATCGTACCGTTCCATCTATTAGATTCTAGCTTAATATAATTATTTGCTAAATTAATATTACAGTACGATGGGTTATATCGTTGAATACCTAATGATAATTCTATTAATATATGATCGATATACATATGATCGTTATCGATTCTATCAGTATATTTCATAAGAATTAATAATTGATTAGCATCATCATTAACAGCATCGCCATAATATACAGATTGACCGACGCCTAAATTACGACTATTAGGTAGTTCAATCCAGTTACCTGGACTAATTCTAGAAATACCTGTAACGACTTCTTGTCCGTTATTATATACGACATTATCTCGTATTTCAAATACGTTATGGCCATTATTCGTTACTTTTAAAACCCCAGGACGAATTTCTAATGAACCGTCAGGAAACGTAATAACTGGGCCTGATGTATTATTTAATTCGATAGATTTACCGACGTTTAAATTTTTATGTAACGTAATATCTTGATCTTTTAATAAAAAATTACTTAAGTCTTGTATACGATCGAATAAGGCATCGCTTTCATCTTTCGTATAATATAATTTAATCTTATTTTTTATTAGTTCGATAGCGGCAGCTAAATTATTTTTAGCCGTTTGAATTGCATTACGAATATCCCGCATAGCATTTTCTATATAGCTACCAATATTTTGTTTAGTCGGTCTATTATCAGATAATTCTTTAAGTCTATTAATTTCAGCATCGAATTCATTAATTTTAGCATTGATTTTTTGTAAGCCAATTTGCTGAATTAATTTTTGGATCATACGGTATCACCATGTTCAATAACATTACTCATTTGAGTATTATAATATAAAACATATCCTCGTTCAGGATATACGCTTCGTAATAATACTTGAGAATCTGTTACTTCAGAAGTAATTGTCGAAGCTTTTTTAATTTGACCGTCGTAAATTACGACTTTAACAACTTCGGCATTCGGTAATTCTAACGTGAGTTGATAATCATCGGTAGCATTTTTAACCCATTTATTAGAACCAAATTCTACTTTTTGAAGAACAATGCTTTGATTAATTTTATCAACAACAGCATTAGGTAAAATACTTTTTCCATTTCTAACTAAAATCTCCCAGTCAGTACCATTAAATCGATAAATAGAACCGGCTGTATTGCCACTATTAACTGCAGCAATATCACCTAATACTGCATCGGGATATGTCGTAAACAAATCGGCAACGCTATTAACACTTTGCTTCCAGCAATTTGTATCGGCAGCTTTCGTTAATGTCGTTAATAATTCGTCACGCAATAAAAAATCTTCGACAGGATGACCCATAAACTTACGAGTATCTTCACTCAAATCACTTCTGTCAGAATTACCGGAACGATCGGAAAGAATCGCATGCTTTGGAATCCATTTTTTAAATTTCTGTTCGAGAGTTTCACCGTCGCTAAATACAACTTGATCGGCTGTCGTGCTCGGATTAAATAAATCCTTACCGCCAGTACCATTCTCGACAAGAACTTTACCTTTTATATCAGCCATAATTAAATGTCCTTTTCATTAATTTTACAAAAAAATATCTAATTTACAAAATTATATTACAAACAAAAAAAAGAGCTTGTCATTAAGACAAGCTTACTTTTTTAACTTTTAATTTAGAATTCGATTGTTTTTCGCCATCGAACAAAGCAGTATGTCCTGCTCTAATAATTCCCATATTTTGTAAATATATCGAACTAAAAATAACGAGATCGATAATAACGCCGCCGCCAACATTGCCTTCGCAAAATGCCATTAAATTTCCTTTGCGATCTTTACGTTCATCGATTTTCGTAATCTTAATCGGTACTTTAAATACATCGTGCCCATCTTCATAATCAAACCATTCTGGCGTACATGTTACTGGGCAACTTAACGATTGCATTTCATAATCCATAATTATATCTTTGTTAAAATCATCGACATCTAATACTTCGACTTTTTTATCTTTACGTATTTCATGAAACTCATTTAACAGTTCATTACGATTGGTCTTATAATTATTAAAAGCACCCGACATAATTAAAGCTTCGCCGACACGTTTATTAAAAGCTTTTTTACCTATTTTATTTAAAGCATCTTCTAATGAAGTATATGGTCTATTATTTATAATAGATGGGATAGAAGATTCGCCAATACCTTTGATGGACCCAAGACCAAATAGGATATTATTTCCATCAGGAGTAAAATCAATATTAGATATATTGACGTTCGGAACTTTAACATCGATACCTTCCTTTCTAATCATCGGAATATAACGTAATAAATCTTCGGTAGCTTGCATCGATAAGAATGCCGAATAGAATTCTATCGGATAATATAATTTTAACCATGTCGTTAACATACTAGTAAATGAATAAGCTACGGCATGACTTTTATTGAACAAATACGAACTAAAACCTTGTATTAATTCAAAATAGTCTTTCATTTCTTTTTCAGTATAGCCATTAGCTAATGCACCTTTAATTTCAGGACCATATTTACCTTTAGGATCATACCAAGGTAATTCATTATTATCTTCCCAACCTTCAGGGCCTTCACAATTTTTCTTGCCATAAATATGACAACGTTCTAACATAGGCATTTTAGCTACTTGTTTTTTGGCAAATATTTTCCTAGTAAGTGAATCTGCTTGGTTATCATCAAAACCAGATACTTGTTTTGATATCATCATCATTTGCTCCTGATACGGGATCACTGAGTAAGTATTGCTAACAATGTTATCAATACCACGTAAAGGAAGAGCTGATTCTTCTAAGCCTTGTTTGCGTTTTGCATATTGATGATGCATATTTGCACTAAGAGGCCCGGGCCTCAATAATGCCGTTGTTGCAGATATATCATCGAAACATGTCGGCTTCATTTCTTGGAGATAATCTTTAAACATATCAGATTCTAATTGGAATATACAATCTGATTTAGCACAAGCTAACATTTGATACAATTTTTTATCTTCGATATCGAAATTATCATATAGCCAATCGACATCTTTATGAAGATGATCGAGTGTCTTTTCAATAATCGATAATGTTTTTAATCCGAGAATATCGAGTTTTGCCGTACCTAATTCTTCACACTCAACACCGGTAAACAATGTAATCATAACACCATTTTCATCAGTACGTGTCGGGAAATAATCGTCGACACGACAAGGCATAGCTAGTACACCAGAAGCATGAACACCAAAGTTACGTTTAAGACCTTCAAAATTACGGGCTAATCTGAATAATTCTTTATTTTCAGATTCTAATTTTTGCCACTTTTTATATAAAGATTTCTCACTTTCATTCCCATCTTTTAAAGCATCGTAATCTTTAAACTTAGGTTGTGGTGGTACGACATCTTCAAAATCATCAATTTGTTTACTTAATAAATTCATTTTTTCAAATGGAATTTTTAATGCACGTCCAACATCTTTTAACCCAGATTTAACACCTTGTTGTGTATAAGTACCAATATGTGCTACATTCTCAAAGCCGTATAAATCTTTAATATGTTCAATAACTTTATCACGACCAAAGTACGACACATCTGAATCTATATCAGGTAGCCCTGTTCTGTCAATGGTTAAGAAACGACCGAATAATAAATCATACTTGATAGGATCAACATTTTTTGTTATACCGATACACCATAAAACAAGACTACCAGCGGCTGATCCACGACCCATACCTGTCATGATATTATTAGTATCTGCCCAATTAATAAATTCACGAACGATCAGCATGTAGTCAGCAAAATTTTTATAGTTAATAATATTTAATTCATAAGCCAATCGTTTTTCATAATTAACAATATCATCAGCAATATATTTATAACGTTTAGCTAATTCATATAACCCTTTATAAGCAAGCTCACGTAACTCTTTTTTAGTATTATTAGAATTAGGAAGTTTAGGCATTAATGGAGTTGAGCTACCTAATGTTACGTCTTCGACCATATTAGCAATAACTTGTGTATTGTTCATAGCTTCAAGATATAGAGCATATTTTTTTAAAGCAGTTTCACGATCTGTTTCTGTTTTATTAAGAATATCTTTAAAGCCGGCTTGCATTTCTTCTTCGCTTTTAAGCCAATAATTATGATCATATTTCATGCGATTAGGATTATATATATCGGTACCAGTACCGATACACACTAATACGTCATGATCTTTATTATCTTCTTTTAATACGTAATGTACATCGCTAGTGGCTATTAAAGGAATATCGTATTTAGCATGCATTTCCATATAAAAGTTATTAACATTAACTTGATCGCTAAAATTATTAGGCTGTACTTCTAAATAAAATCTATCTTTAAAGATATCTTTATATTCTAACAATATAGTTTCGGCTAATTGTTTGTCGCCGCTATTTAGAGTTTTAGCCGCCATATTAGCAACACATGCTGTCGTACAAATAACACCTTCGTTATATTTACGAAGCATTCCCATATCGAATAAGAATCGTCCGTTATATGTACAAACTTTAGCCGCTTCACTTTGTAATTTTATTAGATTATTTAAACCGGTTTGGTTCATTGCTAATAAAATTAAATGATATTGGCGAGTATCATATATAAAGGGCTTAATACGTTCTTTAACTTCTTTTATACCTTTAAAGCCCTTTTTCTTCGTAATAACAGCTTGTGCTTCTTCTTCGGTAACGACGCCTTCTCGAAAAGCATCGGTAGCCGCATCGGCCCAACGACTATCAACATCTTTAGCTAATTCTTCGGCGCACCAAGTTTGATATCCTTCGAATCCAAGAATTGGCTTAATACCTTGTTTTTGACATTCTTTTTGAAATTCATAAATACCGCCCATATGATTATGGTCAGTAATAGCTAAACTTGTCATACCTAGTTCTTTTGCTCTCGATACTAATTTAGGTATATGACAATAGCCATCTAAAAAGCTATATGCTGTATGCACATGTAAATGTGTAAACATCGATTATTCCTCCTTAACAATCTTATCGATTCGTAATGTGTATAACTTAGGCTTCATAAAGTTCTTAGTTATATCGCCAATAATACGAACCCTGTCTCCTTGTCTAAAGCCAAGATCTCCAGCGCCCCAGTGCCAAAAATCGATTTGTTTTTTGCCGTCGAATAACGTATATTTAATATTCTTATCGTTATTCTTACTTACGCTTATCGATGTAATCGTTAAGTCCTTAATACAGATTTTAGGCTTTTCAAACGATACGTTATCATATGCTAATAAATAAAATGAATTATATGCTTCTTTCGTTAAATCAGATAACGTAAAATAAATAAGCTCTTCTGATTTGCTACGAATCGATTCGACAACAGCATGTTTATTTAATTCATTAATTTTATCAGTTAACGATTGCTTAAATTCTTCGACTTTGTCATTATAAATAGCAAAGCCACAAGCGGCCGCATGTCCACCAAATGAATATACATTTTCATCGTTAGCTAATAATGTATTCAATGGATATGAATTACTTCGTGCTGAACCATGAATTAATTGCTCTTGATCGTCGATACCAACAAACGAAGGCAATCCGCTATAGTCTTCTAACTTACCAGCAAGGATACCAAGTATACCTAATGGAGCTTCGTCTAATGCGATTAACGCAATGTTACAATCTTCATTATAGATTTCATTATATTTTTTCTTAATGATATCAGTATATTCTTTAGTTAGCTCTTTGCGTTGATTATTGTACGCTTCGACATTATTACATACGTCTTCTGCATCTTCACTAATATCTAATAATTCGATCGAAGATTTAATATCGAATAATCGAGCGCAACTATTAAGCCGAGGAGCTAAATCCCAAGATACAAATTCACTATTCATCTTAGGAGACCCCATATTCTTAACAAATTGTCTTAATGTATTCGGCACGTTGCCATCGTTAATTTGTTTAAAACCTTTTTGCACGATAGCTTGATTTACGATACTTGCCATAGGCATTACGTCGGCAATGGCTCCGATAGCTGCCAAATAAATCAATTTATTCGTGTGATAATAATTATAGCCTAATGCTCGTTCAATAGCTCGACAGAAATATAAAGCTACTTCAGCACCACATAAAGCTTTTGCCCAGTGATCACTTTCGGTAATATGTTGATCGACTATAATCGTGTCAGGTAATACTTCTTGTGGTAAATGATGATCAGTAATAATAATCGGTATATTATATTTCTTACAAAGTTCAGTTTCTTCGACTTTAGTAATACCGTTATCGACTGTAATAATTAATGGCTTTAATTGACATTTATATCGTTCGTTAATCTTCTCGATAAAGTCGATACTTAAACCATAACCATCGCTACGTTCTGGGAAATAGACTTCGCTATAATTTTTAAACTGTGCTAAAAAGCGTTTCATTATAGTTCCGCTTGTCATGCCGTCGACATCGTAGTCGGCATAAACAAAAATATCGCGTCCTTGTTTTAAATAATCAACGAATAAGGATGCAGCTTCGTTGATATTAATAATCTCGTTAGTTTCATCGATATTAATGATTTTATCTTGATCGTATAAGATATTATATGCGTCGTCTAACGGAATTTGTTTTAATTCCAAGATTTGAGCTACTAAATCATTAACTTTAAGACGAGATCTGTACTTATCTTTTGTTATCATAAGCAACCGCCTTTCCTTTATATTATAGCACATATGCATAAAAAAAGCGAGTAGCTTTCGCTACTCGTTTCTTTTTTTTCGTCGATTAATATCTTTGCCTGTAAGCTTTTCGAGCTTATTTAAAGCACCACGACGAATCTTACGATACGTCTGAATATCGACTCCGATCTTATTAGCTATTTCAACTGGCTTAGCATTTTCTGCATATACCATAGCTAATATTAAACGTTCTGTTGGGGTAAGATGTGAAAACAAATCATTACATACTTCACCATTAATCCATAGGTCACTAAAATTTCCATTATCATCGACGACGATTTGATCAAGGAGATCGGCTTTATGCATTGTTAATGAAGATAGATTACTTACGCCGATATCATTCATATCAGATCGATCGTAGGAATTATTAATTCGATCTTTTAGATGTGCTTGAATAAATCTAAATAATTCATAACGAAATACATATGTTAAATATGCATTAAAGCTACGATTCGTTTTTTTATATTTCATAACCATAGTCGAAAATAATGTTTTTAAATCTTGTTCGACATCACATTGCTTAGCATAATTATCACGAATCAAACTTAAACTACGATTCACTTCAGCATATTCTTCTTTATTAAGATGCCAATTTTTAAATACTTTAGAACGTAGATATTTATTAGCAATATATAAGCCGATGAATTCTCGAGATACTTTATTATTAAGATAAATCTTATCTTCTAATAATAGATCGCGAAACATATTTAAAAATGGTTCAAATCGAATTAATAGTTCTTGTAATAATTCGTCTCGACGTCGAGGATCTGTATTATGACTTTGACATTCTAATACTAATGAATCGACTTCTTCCCAAGCTTCTCTTTGTCCGTCTAATATTTTACGTTCGGACATTATTTTTTCTTTTTAGTCTTTCTTTTTAATTTTTTAATTTCGTCGAGGGACATCCATTGTCCATCATGAAATTGCAAACACTCAAGTTTGAGTTCTTCATATTTATATTCGAAAAGTTTTTTCTTGAGATTAAAATCGACAGTGACCTTGCCTTTGATATCGATAACACGAATACTTTTATCTAGGTTCGTAATTACGAAATCGGCGATATAATTTATCGGTAAAATTTTTTTACCATTTTTTCTAAAGCCAGGCTGTAATTCATAAGTTACTTGTCGTTCAAATCCAAGGATAGCTTTTTCTTTTAGTTTTTCTTTAAGGTAAATATAATAACTAGCTTCCATTAAGCTATCGAATTTAATACCGTCGACATATGGTTTATATGAAAAATATCGACTCTTTTTAAGTTTGTCTTTAACTTGTGGAAGCTCGAAGCTTTTGATCAACTTTTTCTTTTTATATTCTTTCCATAGAATATGCGTATCTCGTAAAGCTTTCGTTTTATATTTACATCCGTCTATTTCATATGGCATGTATATTACTTTCCGGTAAATGTACGAGATATCTCTGGAATAAATCGACATTTACTCGATTCTTCTCGAACCGGGAAATATATGTTATTAGCAATACCCTTTAACACATTATTAGCAATAAAGTTAAGACGTTCTATCGAGCTAATATCACGATACGCTATAAATGTATTATTAGTTTTAGGATAATAGAACATAACACCACTTAACTGAAAATCAAAGGCATCGTAAGCTGCTTTCCAATCTAGACTACATTTAATATCGCTATCGCATTTGTCTTGATTGAATATTTGATCGAATACTGGATAAAATAAAAAATATTTTCCGTTTTTATAAGCAATCGGTCCGATATCGACTTCGATCTCGCCTTCATCGAATGTTAATGTATGTATATGGCCTATACTAATAATATTAATTTCCTGAGAAGAACAATAATTGTATAATTTATCTAATCTTGCAAGTCCGCTAATAACATCTTTTGGTTTAATACGATGAGGAGCATTTTCTAATTCTTTATCGAGAAGCTGGGACATTTCAGGCATACCGATAATTTGTTTAGAATAAATACTGCCTAAAAATACATATGCAATCTTTAATAAAGACGAGCGTATAGTGCGCTCGTCTATCGGAATTGGCGTATTATATTTTATGTTATAGAACCAAGGACTATCAAGATAATCTAAAAATTGTTCACTTGTTATTTTCATAAATCATCAATGCTACTTTATATGACTCATAAAATAATTGATCAGGACTACTTAAATTAGGACGTAATAAAGGGACATCTGTTTCTTGTCCTAACAAAGATTCGCATGACTGAGTAATTTTAATACAAAAATCTTCGAATATCATATCTGTTCCTTCAGGAAGATCTGACGTATCGAAGCAATCTTTAAAGTAGTCGCGTACATTAAATAAATCTTTATAGCTGTCGATTGTCATATCATCTAATAAGATACGACGAACGGCATACATTAAAGATAATTTTAATATATCGAATACGACAGGCTGTGTACCAAATCTAGCATCACATAATGTTTTTAATATTGGTATCCAAATACCGACAAAGTTTTCTCGTTCGACAGTTGTTGGAACATGACTAACTTTTTCCATCATATAGTCATAGAAAACTTGATATGGACTTAATACTGTCTCAGACATTTTAACCTCTTATAATATTATTAAAACGTTCACTATCTTGTAACGTACATTCTGTTACTTTGGAATATTCCGGGATAAAATAATAGAACGTACGACCTTTAAATTCACTGCGTTTATTCTTAGCCCAATAGACTTCAATAATAGGTTGAATTTCTTCTTTACCCTCTCGAGTATAGAATACTTTAGCACTATTGCTATTTTTACTTACGTCATTATGGACTAAGAACGTAACGCTGGCATCATATTGTAATCGTACCGTATCTTTTAAATCGTCTAGGCTAGGACGACCACCATGATTTAATTTACGTAAATGTGCTGTGCCGAATACTGGAATTTGTAAATCAGTATTAGCTAATTTTTTAAGATCTTCTGATAAAGATTCATATTTGTTTTTAATATCTTTAAAATCTTTATTTTTATAACGCAAATCAGATATAGAATCGATACCGATTATAATATTATTTTTGTCGTCGAGCGATTTGACAAACTCCTGAGCCTGTTTTGCATGGTCTACAATATCTTCGTACGTATGCAATTTAGTGCCGTCGGTCATCATAAATTGATGGCTCTGCTCCTTTAATAATTGAATACCCTCTTTACGACGTCGTAATTGTTCTCGAATTTGTTCGATATTAAATTCTTCGTCAGGTGTTCTCGGAGTAATCGCTGCAAACTTCTCATAACGTTTTGGCTTAGCTGCCACGGCTATCGGAATATTTTGATCCATAGCTATAATTCTCGGAATAACTTCGCCGACAGTATCGTCTAACGTATAGTAAATAGCAAATAAATTATTCTTAGCCGTCGTGCCATAATCTTTTAATAGATTAGACATAATAGCTGTTTTACCACCATTAGATTCACCGGCAAAGATATAAAATCCTTTTGTTAAACCGCTAAGCTTATCGTTAAAGATGCTAAAGTTAGACGTATCATAACCTTCTTCTTCTTCCTTTTCCGTTTCGATTTCATATTCTTCATATATCGAACGTGATTCTTCAAAAAAATTTATACTCATAATTAACTCCATCTGTATATGATTCTATTCGAACCACTTCTATAGTTATCATAATATATTGTATTTACTTTATCGAGAATATCGACTTCGTAATTTGTTAGATTTAATAACGAGCTAACACAACTAGCATATTCATCTATTAAATATAAACAAATATCGACAGCTTCCATTAGCTGATTATTATATCGATTTAACAAATAATCGATAGCACCTATATCACGATTATAATCTTTTATAACTAAAGAATTAGTTTTTGAATAAAAGAAACGTAATAAATCATCCTTCGTAAATGAAATTTTCATTTCTTTAAAAAACTTAATATCTTTAGGTGTGATATTAGCATCTATCGAAAGAGTTGGTGGCTTCGATAGAATCTGTAGTTTAGAGTTGAAATAATAAGTATCACGTTTAAGTAAACTATTGTTCCATAAAGAATTTGGAAGATCACAATATTTGATCGATTCTTTTTTAAACGTGGACAGAATCTTTATGATATTGTAATCGTTCATATTGTTATCATATAGATAATCGATTGTGTATTGTGTTATATATGTCTTATCGGTAGAATGACCAAGAACATTGGCTTCGTACCACATAGCATCAATCATAGGTTATTTCTCCTTCGTGGACTTTTACATTGTTCTTTATTATTATACCATAAGAATAAAAATAAAAAAAGCCCGTACTAAGTACGGACTTTCTTAAACTCGATAGAGTACATCGCTTTTTTTACTGGAATATCAGCATAAAATACTTTAGTATTTCGTGACAACTGATTAGCTAAATCACGAGTATGTGTTTCGATTTGATATAATAAGTTATTATTAGCATAATAGCTATATAATTTAATACCTTGTTCGCTACACGTTGTTTCGTGAGCCGAATATTTGTTCGATGCATCACTACCATCTTGATTAGAAATAATAATATTGTCGTCGATATATTTAATTAAATTTTGATAATCATTACGAATAACAATATTACTACGCTCTGTATCGAAGTTAGCATTATACAAATAAATATGTCGCAATCCGAATGGATATAAACCAAGATTATTTACAAATGTTAAGTCGAATGATAACGTTAAAGTTTTGATAGCATATATGCTATCAAATAAAATTCTCGTATCTTCTAATGGCTGATCGTAATCCATAATAATTGCATCGTTAGATAATTGAGTGCCAGGTGTCGTAATAATCGTAATTGCTTTTAATACGGCAGCACCAGCTAAAAATGGTGATAATTCAATAGCATTACAATTCGTAGCACCAATTAATGGATTATCTGGAAAATCAATCGTAACAGTTAATACATTACTCGTATACTGATCGAACACAGGAGCCTTATCGGCAATCGTATCGTGCTTCAAAATATTTACATATTCAGAATTATTTTCACCGTTAATCGAAACAGTTGCTGATGGTTTAAAAATATAACCGACAGAACTATTAAAATTCAAAACATTTTCTAGATTGCCGATAACTTTAGGATGAATACAATTACCATATGTATCGTAGGAAGAATTATTTTTTAATATCTTATTACTATCGACAAATAATACTTTATTACTATTAAATATATTTTTGCGATGCATAGCATTGCCATCGTACATTGCTTCGACTATACGATTATTTTCACGTAATGCATCGAAATCTTTTTCGAGACGAGAAGATAATGAATTGTTATATTCTAACATCGCATTCATTATTTCTAATTTCTTATTATAACTATTATGTTGATTATTAATAGAAGATTGTAAATTCGTATAATCTTCTTTCATCGATTCGACTAAATCAACAAAATATTTAGATGTCTTTTTTACTTCCATTAATAACCTCAGATTGCATAATTTATTTTACGATACAACTTAGCCGTTTGATTTTGTTCTAACGTACGATTATAAATATCGTCGATCTGTTTATTTCTAGATTCTTCAATATTTAACTTAATTTTATTAAGCATAATTTCATTGTGAAGATTATAATAATTTAGAACAAATTTATCGTATTCCCACGGCCCGTTATTTCTAATATTGTACTTGATCATAATCACTATACCTATTTTGCTTAACAGCTAACGATTTAATTTTAATTTCTTTATTCATCGGATTATCAATAACAGCTACTGGAGTAGCATACGTTACTTCTTTATTATAGCTAACTGTTTCTAACATATAACTATATACATTGTTATAGAATGTTCGAGAATATAATCGATTATCTTTTACTCGACATTTGTCGACAGCACAAAATACAATACCGTTAGTATTAACTGATAAATGAGAATACGGAGCCATTTTAAACGTAAATTTCTGAACCCTATCCTTAATCGTAACATAATGATTATCGATATTAGACTGTAACGGTTCTAACGAAAAATTAAAATCGGCTTGTGTCGCATTATAAATATATAGTTCGATATTATATTCTGTACTAAAATCAGTTTTATTATACTCACTAATACTAATATAGTGTCCGTCAATATTAATCATATCTTTACCACTATAAATGAAGTATTGACTTTGATAAGCATTATCTGGATTATGCTCGAGCATGAAACTGCCGTTATATTTATTGCTAGAATCTAATTCAAAAAATTTAGTCGTAATTTCTGGTTCGCCAGGAACGACAAATAAATTTTCGTTCGATTCATAGTTCTGAATATTCTGGCTAGGATTTAATTCTAAAATAACGTTAGCATTATCTAAGTTATTGATACTTGCTAAAAATGCTAACGTAGTACCTTCATATGTCGTAAAACTAGGCAGCTTAATATAACTTTTCCCATTCTTATTAGTTACGTCAAAATTATCGGCTTGATATACTAATGTATCACCGAATATAGCAATCGTTTCGAGTTTACAGCGACTATAATATTGATCGGCTATTCGTTCTAGATCATTTAATTTAATCGATACTAATTCTTTAGTTTTATTAAACTTCGTAATCGTTATATCATACATAACTTGATATAGAATTAATAAATCTTGATATAAAATAGCTAATTCATTATTAAAATCTTTTACGTCTAACTTAGACCCTTTTTGAATATAATGATGTTTAAATAAAGCAAATTGTGTTTCGTAATCTTCAAGCGCAGAATCTAACGAGCTTTCATTTAAAAATTCACCTAGAGAAAGCGATTGACTAATTAGTTTTTGTTTATAATATTCTAACTTATAAACTTGATCTTTATACATTAGACACCTGCTTTCCTAAACACAATTTAAAATTAGCTAAATATGGAGAATAATTATATGTTGTCGGAATTGTTAAACCGATCTGAATACTTGAAATCGGTTCATTAATATATTCGACATAATTTTCTTTTAGTGAAGTCTTCGAATATTTAATAAATTTAATTCCTCGTCGATTACTATTAATAGGAACAACATTATATTGTTTACCATTAATAATTAATGTATACGTAACTTCATTTCGTAAATTATTCCTAATAAAGTCTGGAACATATTCATTACAGAATATACCGACAGCAATTGCTCGACCCGATTCAATTAGATTAGGCGTTAATCCTATACCGTTATTAAATTCTGTTCGACGACCTTCGACCGATGTAATACGAATAACTTTACGAGAAATATTAGGATTAATCGTATTATTAATCTTAATTTTATTATCGTCGATCTTATAGCTATACATCGATAGTCTTACGAATTGTGTTGTCGGAAATACTAAAGCACCAGTACCGTATATATACGTAAAATCAGAGTAACTATTATCTTGCTTATTCGGAACGATATCGCCTTCGAATGTCGTATGCCAATTTACGTTATCGTCAGATATTTCGATAGCCGTAATATGAACTTCGCTTGTGTCAGAGAATACGATTTCGTTTACGCCATCATTAGATACTGACTGAAATGTAAGTTGAACTTGAACTGGCAAATCATCGATATTTACAATATCTGATTTATTAACAGAATCATAACTAAACAATCGACTATATTCCCAAAATAAATTGCCGATTGTATCATACATATACGATTCGTTAGACGTATCCATTAAATCTTTTTGCATAACTAAATCTGATTGTTTTGATACGACATAATCGTTACCGACAAAACCATTACCATTAATATTAATTAAACGTAAGATAGTTTTCTTCTCATTAACTTGAGAAGCTGTTATACAATTACGATATTGATATAATGTAGATTTAATTGAAAAGTTATTAACTGTTAACGGGATAATCGTATTAAAGTCTGTTATATTTCCGCAAATCATATTAACGTCTTTAACACGTTCTTCTTCTGCCTGAATCTTTTCGTCAATACTTTTAATACGTTCATCGACATCGTACATTAAATTTTCGATTTCACTTACGTTATCGATGACATTCATACTAAGATTTAAAATATCGAACGATGTTTCGAGAACGTTCTGATTAACGTTATCGTAAGATATTTCTTCTTCGTCATTAATATAATGAGGTTCAAATAATGGTTGATTCGGACTTAATAACGATTTCTTTTTGTATACACCAAATTTTTTATCGTCGGCTAATGCTTGAAGATAGGCTTGTCGGACAGTCGTATTCTTTAAATCTTCCATTCGAGTTTTCCTCCATGAGCATTAATAATAATATTTTCAATCTTCACAGGCATATTACCGACATATATATGTTTAATAATCTTTAAATAAATTTTATCGTTATCAATTGCGATACGTTTACCTTCGGTTGGCACATACGATACGACTAATTCTTTTTTATTATTAGCAATCTGATTATCGATTACGTTACGATCATTTTCAAAATCTGATAATGTATTATATGTATTATATAATACCATACCGTCTTTAGTAACTTCATTAACAATAATAGGAGTTGTTTTATTAGCTTGAAAACGTAACGGTAGTTTTAAATATAATTTTTCATATATCACTTGTGATTGATTATATGGGATAATAGGCTTTTCTTTATTATTATCGATAATAGAAAATTCAACGCTATAATAATCTTCTTTACGTTGTTGTTGTAACGACGTATTTAGCGTAACATAATCACATTTTCCTATCTGAATAATTTTAGATAGTACACCAGACGTTACCGTAGCATTATCATATTTAAGATTTAAATTATTAATGCCGAACTTATAATTTGTAACTTGTGTATTAATAATATCAGATTGACTAGCTTGTCTAGCCGGGATCGGATGGCTAACAGTACTAATTGTATCTTTATCGTCTAAAACAATACCGATATCTTTAACGGTAAGTTTTTGACTAATCTTAGTTTCTTCGGCCATCGTTTTCTGCTCCTAAATATTTCGTGACATCGTTCCTGTAATAAATTTCAGCCATTTGCTGTTCTTTTGCTTTTTCAGAATTTTGACTAATCGAAAAATCTCCGTAAAAATCATTATCCATAAATCCTTTCGAATGATTAACTCTTACAGATTTAGATTCGGTCGAAGGGTTTCCAGATTTTAACGTAACGACTATTAACGAAACTTCTTGTGGTTTAAAATAAGAATTAAACTGATATTCTTGAATTGAGTTATTAATCGTAAAACTACCGATACAATTAATTAAATCACACGTAACCATATTAATAGTAATAGGCTCGAGTAATTTAACAATAAACGTGCCAACCTTAGTATTATTCTGAGTAATAGCATTTTTAGAAAAACAAATAACGGCAGATCCATGTTCTTTATCAATATCGACAGAATATGGTTCGACCGCCGAGATATTTTTAAATAAATCGATTGTGCCAGATTGCATCGCAACATGATCGACAGTACTAATTGCATTGCCAGTTCGATCTAATATATCTTTACTAGAATCTAGTTCTACATTATATGTAATAAAATTTTTATCTTGATATAACGAATAATTCTTTTCCAAGTTTAACAATTTGTCGTTGATATCTTTATATTTTTTATCTATAGTGTCGTTAACATATTTTACTAAATAATCGTTAGCGTCTTCTAACACTCTAATGTTTTGAGTAATGTCATTTAATGCTACTTCGACGCCATTAAAAAATGTATTAAATTCTTCTGAATCCATAATCTTCGAAGGATCGAGTTGTGGAATATCGATACCTTCTTTTAATATATTAAGTTGTTCTTGAAAATCTTTGTTATCTACGCTGACATCCTCTCTAAAAGGTTCCTATCCAAGAAAACATGCATAAAAGCTATTAAAAGCTTAAAGGTAGAGGATTTCAGATACGATAGGCTATCCCCGTGAGTCCCACGGTTTTATATATTGAAACTATAGTAAAGCTAGTCCTTTATTCAGAATATTAGTAGCTGCATTAATATCTCGATCATGATGTTTGCCACATTCTGGACAAGTCCACTCACGAATGCTAGTATTGCCTCTTAAAGCATAATTCCTGTAACCACAATTAGAACATAGTTGACTTGACGGATAAAATGTATCTATTTTAGATAATATTTTTCCATACCACAAACATTTATATTCCAATTGTCGTACAAATTCATACCAGCTAACATCGCTAATATTTTTAGCATTATCATTTCCCATGAGCATTTTCTTAACTTGTAAAGTTTCTGTACAAATAATATCATAATTTCTAACTAAGAATATAGATATTTTGTGTAAATAATTTTTACGACAGTTAGCAATATATTCATGAAATTTAGCAAGCTTAATTCTAGCTTTTTCATAATTCTTAGAATCTTTGACTTTACGAGATAAACTTTGTTGCAACAATTTTAATCTTCGTTGATTATTAACAAAGAATCTAGGATTTTCAAATTTAATTCCATCGTTCAAGATACAAAAATCTTTTAATCCTAGGTCGACACCACAGTTTTTCTTGGTTTTCGCAAAAGCTGTAATATCGACTTCAGCTGAAATACTAGCGAAATATTTTCCGCTAGGAGTTTTAGAGATAGTAATATTATTAATTTTAGTTAAACCACTAAAATCAGTCTTATCTCTAAATTTAATCCAGCCCACTTTAGGAATTCGAATTTTTTTATTTTCTTGATCTAAATGCAAGTTACAATTAGTACGATAGGTGTTTTTACCTCTTTTAGATTTAAATTTAGGAAATCCTAATCCATTAAAATATCTTTCATAAGCGAAATCCAAATCTTTAAGACATTCTTGCAATGAACATTTGTCAACTTTTTTAAGCCATAATTTATGCTTTTTAAGTTCAGTAAGAATTTTAGACATATTATTATAATTTAAAGATATTCCATAAAATTTATATAACTTTTGTTTTAAATTTAACATAAAATTATGCAGATATCTCTTACAGCCAAATGTTTTTTCAATTAAAGTTTGTTGTTCTTCATTAGGATAAATTCTAACTTTAAAATTTTTAATCAAGGTAAACACCTCCTTTCGTAATAATAATAGATATATACTATTATTATACTAAAGTCAGTATTTAATTTCAATATATAAAACTATCAAACTCTTGAGAGTTGTTCGTTCAATTAAGATCGCTACTCTTAACCAGCGCCACTACGCGCATCCTTAACTTTCATTAAGGCACAGACTATATCTTAATCCTTTAACGAGGACCTTCATCACTTTCACTCGCTTGAGTGTACTCCTTATTAGGATAGTCGTTGAACCTTCCCTCACGGGCTTGGCTGCTGATTGTCCATTATTATAGCACTTAGGATTTAACCTTATACTATCTTAACTATTTTTTCTGCTTTCGCCACATTCGCGCTCATATATTAAAAAGATATCACGCTGTAGTTAATTAAGCTTTAGGAATTTCCAGCAATTCGATGAATCTCCGAATATTATCATTCGGCACTTGCTCATTACTGAACAAGTGGACTATACATGCTATTTATTCATGATTATTATAATCAAAATCATAAATATATAAACATATTTAATCATTATAGTTCCTTAAATAGCAAAAAAGCCGAGGGCATAGCCCCCGGCATATATTATTAAATTATTCGAAATCAGAAGCAAAGCTTACTGTAATCTCTTTAAGAGCGCCCATTTGTTCTTGTTTAGTAACATCACTATTACTTAATTCAGGATTTTCCCAGTATACTTGTACTTCGAAATCGTTATAATCGACTATGCTTTGACCTTCTTCATATAAAGGAGCTTCAAAGATAAGTCGATCGCTTACACCGTCGGCATAAGAGTGAACATCTTTAACGACTTCTGTTAACGGAAGAATAAAACGTTTAAATTGACCTTTTGTAATAATACCATCTTTAAACTTATATTCTCTTGCTTTAATGGCTACGACATAACCGATACGATAAATCGGATCGTTATTGTTTACAAGAACCGGAGTTGTAAATGTTACGTCTTCATTATTAAAGCCTTTAACCTTAGAAATGTTTTCACCGATAACAACATTGACTGGCATAGAAATATCTGTTTGATCGCCACGACGAAGTTCCATCGGTTTGTTAATTTCAGTCTTAAGACTTAACTCATGCACTGAATTAATTGTAACATTTTTTGCATTTCGTTTCAAGTTTACAGCATCGGTCGTAAATAATGATGGAGAGCTTAATGTACTTGCTTCATATAAACCTTCACGTTTAATTCTTAATTCAACTCTAGTTTTAGAAGCATGTTGAAGTCGACGATTATATACGTGAGCAGAATATAAACCTTCATTAACAGGACTTGGTTGGTTTGTTAATTTTTGTTGTGTTCTAAATAAGAAATACAAATCACGTTTTTTAGTTTCGTCTGTTTCTGTTAAAGCATGAGCTACGGCTACGTCAGATTTACGTTCGTAATTATAGAAAATATTATTTAATTGAAGATCGTTTTTATTATGATTAATTAATTCGATTTCATAATAATTTTCTGTATTAACTTCCATGAACTCTACAATCAAACAATAACGTGTAGGATCTTGATAGTAGTTATCTGGGATGATAGGATATTTACCATCTTGTTGGAAACTAAATTTTACGTATTGACGTTCGACTGTAGCGCTAACAGCTTTTGGTTGAGTTTTTGCAAAGAATTTAAACTTATCGTCATTATTAGCTTGAGAAGATTTATAGGCAGCTTCCGCTTGCTGACCATTCTTGAATAGATCGACATCTCGAGCATCGATTAAATAACAATTAATAGGACCAGGATTACCATATGCTTTAATACACAACTCTACAGTTTTTAAGAAGCCAGCTTTACCTTCACTAAACTTAAGAGTTGTTGCATAACCAAATCCAGGTTTCATCATTTTAACAAATTCACGATTAGTATCGTCAGTTTCACCAGATGCATATTCTTCATCACCCATTACTGTTTCTAATGGTCGAGCGAACAAAAAATCACCATTAAATACAGCACCATAGGATTTAAATACTTGATAGTATTCTGCATTTTGAAGAATAACGCTATTAGCGATATTACGATCGAGCGTTAATTTAAAATTAGCTTTGTCGACAGCTGCGACTTGACGTACACATTGCAATCCTGTAACACTGTTAACGATTGCAATAAAATCATATTGAGAGAATTGATCCATATCGGTATTTACCGGAAAGATCAAAGACTTACGATCTGTTTGTACAGTATTTTTAGTATTAGCTAATTCTTTATTTAAATGTACTTGGTTAAAATTATGGAAACAATCGTAATACCCATCGTAATAACCGATGTCTTTTACGTAACCATTTTTAGCAAGTTGACCACGAAGCTGATACAATTCATCACGAAGAGCTAAAATATCGTCGCCAAATTTTTTCTTAATATTTTCAGTTCTTGTCGTTAAGCTATTACCTTTTGTTACAGTCATATAATCAGCTGCAGGTTTACCGCCTAACTTAAGAGCATTATTTACAGTTTCTCGATCACCATCAATACTTACAGCGATGTGGTCGGCAGGAATACTGCCGACTTTATCTACATCTTCTGCTTTAGTATCACTATGATCTGTACGATATACCAGATTACCTTTAGCAATGACTGCTTCAGTCACGGCATCCATATCGATCTGATTTATTGTAACTTTAGTTAAATCTTGTGCCATTATGTTCTCCTAAACACGATAATCATAAGTGATATAATGTTTTATATTCGTTGTATATTCAGATTTACCTGTACGTTTTTTCCAAGCTTCCATTTTATCAGGATTTTCATACAAGTCTATATATAAAGGATCGTTAGCAAGCAATGCTGCAACTTTTCGATCATTAAACGTAATACAACTTTTATATTTATTTAAAACGTATCCATTTACTATATTACGACTTAATCCTGTAAACAGACCGTTGATATAAAATAAAACTTCGTCTTTTGTTTCGAGAACTTGAGGATCGATATCATAATCATTAATCGGGAATTCTGGAATACGATTATATTTCATTTTAAACGTTTCTTCTTTACGTTTGTAATCTTGACGAATCTCGATCGTAATTCGATCTGGATAATTATGATGTACAGTATACGAAGAATCTGTTTCACGTTTATAGAAAGATTCGTTAGGATAGTTACTTGCTGTCGTACCGATATAAGGACGATCGGATTTAATAATCTGAATTGTTTTATTGCCGATTAATGTCCATTCATCTTTTGGTAAACGAACACCGTTACGATATACAACTAATCGACCTGGATATAAATACAATTCTGTTTGTGCCGGAATTTCGTATACATTCGTGCCGATAGAATTTGTATTATCGAGTGTAATAACGTCCATTACCTTAGAAGCACCAACCTCTAATTGTTCGACAGTATAATGAATCTTTTCACCAATCTTAATATCGTTAGCCGGGCATAAAAACGTAATCGTCATACCATCATCAGATTCTACATAATCGACATCGAGTATTTGACGAACACCGTTACGGAAAACTGTTAAAGAATTAACACGTGGCAAATATTTATCGTATTGCATATGATATGTACGATTAGTCGGATCCGTAGAATCTAACATAAAATCACCAATCTTAATAGCATTTTCTGTATCGCCAGCAAACTTATATGCAAAAATATTAATAGAATCTTCAGGCAATACCGGAACATTCATCTTAACAGAAGATACGGTATTTTCATAAGACGTAACGATACGTTTAATATCTTTAAGTTCTTTTTCGTTAGCTAATCGCCATAACTTTTTATAATCGTCATAAATTTGTACGGTTGCTGCATCGGTTAAATCGTCAGGCATAAATAATACGACTTCACCATCGGCAGTACTTGGTTGGCGATCTTTAGGAGATACAGGGGAAATTAATGGTTGTTGATTACATAATAATTTACCGTTATGATATACAAGACTATCGCTAAGAGCTCCGACATAATATGTATCCATAGCGCTAGCGCCATCGAATAATCTATCATCAGGATCTCTTAATAGTAAATACTCTTGACCAGGGAATAATCCATCTTTTAATGTTAAATAATGATAATCTTTATTCCAGATAATATTCTTAGGATTGATTAACATACCATCTAAGAATAAAATTACCTCGTCGGTATTCGTAATAACACGAGGATCATAATAGATCATATTATTTCCACTATGACCAATTTGACCTTGTTGTACGATTAATGATTGATCGCCAGTATTATAAATAGCTGTCGCATCGATATTTGGTTTGCCGTTTTCAGTATTTAATACACGATTAGTACCGGCAACGATATTATTATCGAAATTAACAGTGCCGGCAGCATAAGCATTTTCTTCGCCAGGTACATATGTTTCGATAACTGTCCATGGCATATTTACTTTAGCACGAGGCACAAAGATTTTATTATCACGATAAATTAATCCGCCGAATGTCGGATGAATTAATTCACCAGCAACAAATACTAGTGGAGATTTAAATTCTTTATGTAATTGAATAACACCTTGATTATCAAGATTAGTTTCGACAATATAGCCAGAGTCTTTTACGAAGTTTTTAAATACATGTACTTCGTCTTCTTTATAGACTTTGTCTTCGAGTTTAACGAGCTGATTTTTTAAATCGACATCGTAAAATTGTTCTTCGAGCATTAAGCCATCGAAGAATAGATTAATAGATTCTGGTAAATCAGGAATATGGAAACCTTGGAACAAGTTACCATTATTTAATTTTTTAAGAGAACCCGTATAATTAATCCAGTTAAAATCGTACGTTACGGCTAAAATATAATCATAATTTTGAACGGTACGATAATTCAATGCGATTTGTTTATGCATAATTACATAATCACCAAATCGTTTATCTGGATCATCTTTCATCGATACATCTTGTTTTTTACCGAGTTTATCAACAGTCGGTTTATCAGGTTTATTATAATTAATTTCAGGATGAAGTCGTGCATTAATCGCATCGACTTCAGGAACACCAGACGTGTTATTTAAAGAATTAGATGTACTATTTGTTATACCGGTTTCGAAAGATTCTCGATACGGGTATAAATGATCGCCTTTATTGTCTCCGGCTTTAAATCCATAAAATTCTGTATTATTAGGATTAATATCAATAATCGCATTCGTATTGCTATCATCTTTATTAATCTTAAATAAACGTTTCGTAATATTAGATAATTTCTGAGCATTAATATGTAATGCACTTAAATTTTTATCTTGAGCTTTTACAGTTGGATATTGAAAACATACAGTATTAACTTTTTCGTAGTCATCGACTAAACTGTTCTCGATAAATATTCTATCGTTATTAACATTCGGAATAACGTATTGTGTACGATGATTAGGATCGACTAATAAGTCATGTTCTGGAGCAGTAAATGGATCTTCCCATTCTGTATCGAATTCTTTTACTTTTTCAGAATAGTTATCTTTCGATGCCTGATAACCAGTCTTTAATTCATCTTCATAGCGTTTAGAATCTTCATTTCTTAAAGACGGAACTGTTACATTACCAACAGAAAGTAACGGGCTAACTAATGCAAAATCAGCAAATGCTGCTTCGTTAAATTGTGCATCGTCAGCTTGAATCGATTTAATTGGTTTCCATTCACGACCATCGAAATATAATAAGATTCCGTTATAAATCCACAACTGTCCTTTAATCGGATTAGCCGGAGTCGTTTCTTCCATAAGATGTGTAATCAATTGGAATTTATTATCGTAGATATTAATCCAATCTTTTTTTACACCGTCGTAATACTTTAACTCATTAGTTCTATCGTTACGCCACAAAGCACCATGCGTTATATTATCAGGTACAGCTTTTGAACCCGATATTTTTTCTTGCTCGGTCATATCTGGATTGATATCTTTTACGGCAAGAAAAATATCGTACATCTCTTGATTAAAGAGTTGTTCAGATCCTCTACCTTGTTTAAAAGTTCTATTTTTCTTCATATATTAACCCAAATCTTTCGGAGCAAAAATAATATATTGAAATTCTATTCCTTGAGAACCAGTGTTCCCGACATAAATAAAATTATTATCTTTTTTAACCCACATATCTCCGACTCGACCTTGATTATCAGAATGTAGTGGCTTAATTGATACGAATGATGGCATCACACCTACGTTTCGAGAATCATGTATATTATGTTGAATTCTTGTTTCTTCTCCGTTACCAGAGAATACGCCTTTACCAGTTTTATAAGAAATTATATTTCCGCCAAGCTGTCGATATTTATCATTAATCTTAATATAAAAACGACCTTGATTAGAATTATAATATAACTGAATATCGTTAGTATTATCTAATTTAGTAGAAGATATAACAGGATTATCAATCTTATTAGTAAACGATTCTTTTTCGGAATCAGTTGTCCAACGCTTTAAATTTGTCGATTTAATAGCGTTAGCATACAACTGAGTTCGTTTTATTTCTTCGATACTCGCAAGTTTGTCGAATAACTTCAAATTAGTAATAGCAGCCGCTTTATCTGTTAGATCTGATAAATTATTAAAGATATTGGCGTATGTAGAATACGCCAAATCTCTAACTTTATCTTTATATTTTACGACCCACTTCATTCGTTGACACTTCCTAACGGATATACGATTAAACATTGAAATGAACCTGTAAAAGAACCAGTATTATAAATACTAATAGAATCGGCTGTATAAGATACAGATACTTCGCCTAAATCACCCGCAGTATATTCGACGCATTGCACGTCGACAAATACTGGCGTAATTAATTGACCAGCTTCATTAAATTTATTATTACGAATGACTGTCGGTTGAGAATTGCCAGAAAAAAATCCGTTTACGACAATAATATTGTCGAAACAAGAAGAACCACCAAGCAATACATTCTGGTTGTTTAATCCGATATAAAATTTTGAATTAGTAGAATCATAACCGATTTGATTATTCTCTAAATGATCTTGCATCGGAATCGGTGCATTTAATTTATTGTTCCATTTACTTTTTTCTTCATCGGTTACAAACTGATGAGTCGAATCGGTAACGATATTATCTGGTGTAAATACATCCGGTAAAAATCCAGATTCGAGAGCTTCTTTAGAAATAAATTTTTCATAGAGGCCTAGATTAGTAATCGCAGCCTCTTTATCTTTAAGATCTGATAAATTTTTATTTACGTCGAGTACTTCGTCAGAAGAAATTTGAACCCATTTTTTAATTTTATCGACATAGACTTTTACGTTCATATAATTAACCTATGCCTTTCCGACTACGCGAATAACGCGAGCCATAGCTGGAAATCCTTCGTTATGAGTAATAACATAACCTTCTGGAAGGACTATTAAAGCAATATTATCGCAGCCGACAAAAGCACCGGCCGTAATTGTTTTAACAGACGGTAACAATACGGTATTTAAATTAGGACATGTTTTAACAGCATTAGCATTAACAGTCGTTACATTTTTCAAGTCTAAATATAGTAATACATCACAATCGTGAATAGCATTTGTAGCTACACCAATATATGTATCGGCAGTACGAGCACCATCTTGAGTAAAATCTGCTTTAATAGTATCGGCTTGTAAAATAGTAGTCGATGCCGAAGAAGATACTTCTTGAATTTCTCCTGCCGTAGCAGAATAGTCGTCGATTACATTTTCTGGCAAAGCAAAAATATTAGACAATGTTAAAATATGTGTCGCTGTTTTTTTAGTTTTTAAATCGTTGACATAAGTAAACTGTGTTTGAATATTTGCAAGTTGTGAATTAATACCGTTTAATGTATTCGATAAGAATGTTAAATCGGCATTGTTTTTATTTAACTCTTTATAAATCGCAAAGAATATTTGTCCGAACGTAGCTCTATTATTAGTAATAATATCCGTATGATTATCTGTTAATACTTTTTGAATATAATCTTGGAATTCTTGTTTATTAAGAATAGTATATTCACCGATAAACGTTTTAATAAGAGCTTTTTCAAATCCAGTATTAAATGAATTAGTAACGAGATCGGTAATACGTGTATTAATGTTCGTAGACAGCTGATCGATAATATTAATTTTAGCGATAATAGAATCTTCTAAATCACTTAATTGAATTTTCGTATCTTTTTTACGACATGCATCGACATCAGATTTTAATGCAACGTTAGCTAATTTCTGAGAATTATTAACGAGTTCACGAACATGAGGTTGAAGTTCTGTACCCAAATCGCCTAAATTAATTTTAGTATCGAGTTTACGATATCGTAAATCGGCTGCGCTTTGAGTAATAGCAGTGTTAGGCAAATCGTTAATAATACTCTTTAAGTTCTCGATATCGTTCGCAACGAATTGCATACCGGCAAACGTCGTATTTAAAGCGTTTACTTTATTATTAATACTTCGAACGTTATTAGAAAATTCATCGCTTAAATCACTTAACTGAATTTTATCCTCTTTTAATCGATAGCGAGAATCTGCATCTGTTTTATTTAACTTAGTAAATAAAGCATCGGAGAAATCTTGCATCTCGACAATAAGATTGCTTAACTCTTCGTCAAGCATTGACTTTGCTAATTTATCGGATGTTTTATTAAACCAGCCAGTTTTAGTGGCTGAATTTTTCTCAAGTGCAATAACACGATTTCGTATTTCAGAATCGTCATAAGAAATAACGCCTTGAGAAGCCGTCCCGATATTAGTAAGCAAAGTTTTTAATGACGGATCTAACTGATCCAAATGTATTTGAGAAAGATTACTTACTTGATCAATTTGATCTTGTAGCTCTTTCGACAACATAAATTTTTCTATTTTTTTAGCCATGTAAAAACTCCATTATAGTTAGAATAATAGTTATTTCTTATCGTATATTACACCGAATGACTTTTCTTTTAACTTAGAAATATCTTTATTTAGATACATCTCATAACCAGCTTGTGTCATCTTATTAACATCGTAATATTGAACGTTGAGCCAGCAACCAGCTTCGAGACAATCGATATCGATACCGATACGTCGAGAAGTTAATTCTTGTAGTTTATAATTTTGTTCATTACAAACTATCGTATTATTAACAGTTGCCGAAATTAAATTTTTACCTTCGATATAAGATCCTTTGTCGAGTTCGAATACGGCATACGTATCTTTTTGATCAGGATATAAAAATTTATGACGACGTTCATTACGATGATTTACATATGTAATTGTATTATTATCTTTATCGATATCTAATACTAAGAACGGCTCTTTTATAATACGATTACCATGGATAATTAAGTTAGATGTTTTATCTTGAGCGAACACCTCTTCAAGAGGTGTCCAGTCAGTTTTGCCATACAATTTAATTTTAATATTGCCAGTTTCATCATCTATTAATAAAGTACCATCTGGCAACATATCCCATTTATAACCGGTATTAGAATATATAAAAGTAGTACGTCCATTAGATAACAATCGAGAAGATATTTTTTTAGAATTTTTAATCGGCATTATAAATAACTCCCGAGAATAGAGCTAATAGCAACATAATCTAAATCGACAGCATCAGAATCTTCAATATGTACACTAAATTTCACATATGGAGTATCTAAATAAAAATTTGTTTGATCTTGTGGAGTTCCATCTGGATTTCTAGATATAGTATCACATGGAATTAAATAATTATATTTTCTATATCCATTACTATTGACAATAGATCGGCCTATAAATTTAATATTAGCAGTATTATATTCATTTAAATTTTCAAGTCTTAATGTAGAATTATTTAATGCTATAACATACATTTTAACATATTTTTTCCCATTAAGAGTATAGTATTTATTTGCTGGAATTGCACCGCTGGTAGTATCTTTTTCAATAAATCCATATTCTTCAGGAATATTTTTAGTTTTTCTTTTAGGTAACCTTACAGATACTACTCTAGACAAAGCATTGCCATTTTTGTCATCAGCAATAAATGAAAGGTATTGTTGACCATTATCTAAATTAATACGATAATTAAAGTTAACTTTATCATTATTAATAACTTTATTAACTAACGCAATACCATCAGGATAATTAGAATTAATTATCATATGTGGTTCTTTATTATAAGTGGCTGTAACTGTTACATTAGCATATTGACTAGAAAGAGATTCAAGCTTAATTTCCTTATTAGTTATTTCTAACGGTATCTCAACAGGATCTTTAGCTCTAATAAGAATACTTTTAATAGCTGTTTGTAATTTATCAGCTTTGCGTGAAACAATATCGATAAAGTAAGATTTTAATTGTCGCGGTAACGTAGCTTTATATTTACCTTCTTCATATTCAGTAAATTTAATATCTGATAAATCGACTGCCGACATAATCATAAAATTACACTTAGAATCACCTTGCAAATAAATAGTCGTAGCATCTTTAGATAGTTCTTGTTTTAATAAAGCGATATCGACTTTAGATGTTGTCTTAATAGATTTAGTAATAGAATTATTTAAATACCAATCGTTAATGCCTTCGACAGTTAAATCAAATGTTTCGTTATACTGAATCGGAATTCTAAACGTTGACCAAGATCGATTAACGACTTGATTAACATGTTCGACTTCGTCTTTATTAATTTTAATCGTACTGCCGATAATAGTTTTTAATAAGACCAATAACTGCATAGAATTATAGTCATATCTTACAAATAGATTTAACGGTAACTTTTGCTTCATCGATTCACTAGGATGGCTCATAATCCAGAAGTCTCCAGATTCAGGATTTTCTGGTTCAGCTTCTTGATTAAAAATTCGAGGCACTGGATTTTTTATATCGTATCGCTCGATATAATATACGTCGATTTCGCAGCCTTGTTCTAGTTGTGTAGAATTTAATACGATATGTTTGCTATCCAATTCTTTAAGGGTTCGAGTTGCTGGTGAACATTCAATCGTATTATTAATCAATGCTTTAATATGATGATTGCCAGGAATATATTCACCTTTATCTAATTCGAAAACAAAATTATTTTGACGCGTAGCATCAGATACTTTATTTTTACCATTAATAGTATAATAAAGCTTACCTTCAATCATGTCATATTTAACATATACAATTTTATCGACAAGCATTCGTGAAGATTCTTCGACAATAACAGTTTCGTCGCTACGAATTTTTAAAGCTACCCAGCTAGGTCCATATGTAGAGAAGGGATCTTTTGGATCCCTTTGATCTACATTATAACGAAGCTTAATACCAATATTATTTTCTTTAGGATCGACAACGATCGTTCCATATTTAGCAGATTGCCAATCATATGTTTCATAGTCATGATATATTAATGGCAACCCTAATTCTTTTTCAAAATATTTATTAAGCTTGGACATATTTAATTTTAACTCCTAGAGCAATTCGTTCTCTATCCTGTTTTATATTAGGATCATAAATAATTATTTCTTCTAATGCCGGCCATCTTAATCCTTCAATGACATTATTAGCTAGATTAGTATAATTAATTGTATCTTCTCCACTAGTAATAGCATCGACTGAATCATTTTCATATCTATCAATATATTGTTTGTTTACATGATAAATATTTATTTTTATTTTTTTTATTTTACATGTGTTTTTATTAAAAACATCTGGATCAAATATAAAAAATAAGGATGGACTAGCATTTATAGTGACTTCTTCTTTACTCATAGCGTCTAAAGTTTCTATTTCATTTAACAAAGAATATTTCTTCTTGGAAGAAGTGCCTGCTAAATCATTTAGATAATATCCCGCCATTGTTTTTGGATAAGGAAGCCAAATAGAAAGCTTACCGACTTCTTTTGAATGATTACTTACATCTGTATAAATACTATATTTTATGTTAGGATTAGATAAAACATCAATACTGTGTTTTGTACTGTATAAAGAATCTACATAATTAATATATTTTAAATTAGGAGCATTTATCTTATAATTATCATATTCATTAATATTATCCATTCCTACTTTATTTGGCCAAATATAACTCATTGCGATTAAAGATGTAGAATCAATTATAATCTTTTTATACAATCCTCTATAAAGTTGAAATGCACTTGATAATATTTTTATCTTATTATTTTTAAAAATAATACTGCTATAAGAGTATGTTCTAAATGCTCGTGCTCCGAGATATTTAAAATTTTCTTTAATCTCTAATGTATCAGATGTTAAATCTTCTAAATAATTTATTCCTTCTTGATCAATTGCAATTGTTTTATCGAATATGTCTTGCATTTTACTGCCTTCTAAAGCAGTAAAACTATAAAATCCATTTTGTTTTATATGTAAAGCTATAGCGTTATCTGATAGTTTATTTTTAGATAAAATATTGCCAAGATGATCATTGTTTACTGCATTATCATGACTATTTATATTTACAATAGAAGAAGTACTGCTAAAGAAATAAGGATGAATTATATTAAAATAATTTAAGTTTATATTTGTATCTGTAGAATCTATTTTAGAAAATAATTTAAACTTACTATCATGATTATAACATAATAAATTATCTATATTATTAATCCTAATTTTTGCTTTTGCATCATAAGTATTTTCAAAATTTCCAACAAAAACATTAAAACCATCAAATTTATCGACCAATATACAATATTTTTTAGGAAGAGTAATATTAAAAATATCATTATGAAAAAGTTTAGAATCAATAGTAAAACTACCTTCGAATAAATAAAGATTACTAATCTTTGAAAGATCAATACTTTTTAAAGATAAACATCTAAAAAATAAAAAATTATTATTAGTATAATTTATTTGATAAGTGCTTCCAGAAAATTTATCAATTTCTATATATTTTTCATTAGCATTTTCAAAAGCTGGATGTATTTTATTATTTACAAAATCAAAATTTGTTCTAATGTTATTACTATGTAAATCTACATATTTACCTGATAAATTATTTTTATTAATAGGATTGCCATCTTCATTTAATAATGTTAACAAGTTACAATCAATATTTAAATTTTCCATTGTAGCTGCACATACAAACATACTTAAATTTATTGCAACAAGATCACCGACAATTTTAACATCAAATTTATCTGAACCAGGATTACATGTAAAAGTACCAATATCATTTATTTTATACGTAAATTCTTCTGGATTAATTAAAGTATTACTATAATCTTTATTAATAAAATTAACATCACCAATAATAAAAGGTTCTTTTTTTATTAATTTTATGATATTACCTATATATTTATCGCCATCTCTAGAAAAAGGAAAGCTACCAAATTTTTTTATTTTACTAGGATCAATAAATATTCTATTATTATCACCATAACAAAAATTAAAATTTTTAAGCTCTATTAAATTAGGAAGATATAAAATATTTAAAACAGATGGGAATTCTTTTGATATCAAAACATTAGAATCTATTGTTTCATTAGGTAACATAAAACATGTATGATGAAAAAGTTTATTTATATAATTAAGTTTGCTTATATTTAACTTATCTTTTATTACATTAGTATTTTCATTATCATAAAAAATTGGATCTATTTTATTTTTAATGAAAATATTTTTATTTTTATTTTCTAATAAATTAAATATTAAATAATCTTGTTGATAATAGTATTTATTATCACAATAAGACAGATTACTACCATAACTTAAATTATAAACTAAAGCTATGCTAGGATTAATTACTTGTGTTGGCAATAATAATAAATTATTAAACTTAAATTCTCTAAAGCCTTTAGAAATATCAGCATCATTTTCTCTTAAGTTTTTATATTTTTGATAATATTTAAATTCAGGCAAATTTATTATTTTTTTTAAATTTTCAATTTGATCATAATTTATTGTAATTGTCATATTGTCTGAATCTCTAAGATACGCTACATTATATCCACTATTATAAAAATCTAAAGATTTTTGAATTATTGGATAAATATAGTAAATATTATCTAGAACTGAATTATAAATAAATTCATAATAAGAAAAATCTTCATGTACTTTTTTTAAGTCATCAGACATTTCTTCTTTTGTGATTCTGTGTTGTTTTTCTTTTAATTCAGAGATATTTTTCCAATGAAAAATTCTAATCGGAATAGTTATATCATTAGTAGCTTTACCATTAACTTTAATATTAATAGTTCTATCATGAAGCACATCATCAAAATTATCTATTTTAAATACCAATAAATTTAATGTTGTTTCTCCTGGTAAATTAATACAATAACTATTATTAATATAGTTTTCTAATTTATTATTAGGTACTAAAGTTTCTATGTTAGATAAATCATCTGTGTCATAAAAATATTTATAAGATTCTTTGCCACCAAAGAATATATTATTATCTATAATAACATCATTAATAGAATTTACAATTTTATTATTATATTCAAATGTAAAATCTTTTATTAATGATTCATAACTTAAATCTTCTTTATTGTGTTTAACTTTTAATGCTAATACTTGATAAGCAGAAGAATTATACATGTCAGCATATGGATTAATTACAAATGCATCTTTTAATTCGATAGTGTATTCTGGTAAATGTCTACCTTCTAAAACTTTTATGATTTCTTGATCTTTATATAAAGGATGACTACATACAAATCTAAAAGTTTGATTAGAATTTCGTTCTATAAAAGAATAATTAGGATTATTATATTGAGCAAAGCTATTTATCGAATTATTATAATATGAATGCTGTTCACTATTAGAATTACTTACAATATTATTTTGAGCGTCATAAACCGTAACAGTTGAACCTGCTTCGATAATAAAATTAGTATCAACAGTTCTAGCTGTATCTAACGAAGAAGATGAAGAATATTCTAAATCTTTAACTTGAAATCTAATCGGAGCGTCTATTTTTTCATAACCTTGAATTGTTATTGTTTTAGACTCCGGCACTTTATTAGTCTTATTAGCTTCGACAATAAATGTTTTAGTTTCTGGAGCATAAAATAAAGGAATATTATATTGTGTATCTTCTACTGATAAATTAGATGGCACATGCGTAAATACTATATTATTAGATTGATTTTTAATAATAATAGTAGAACCAGACTCTGACTGAATAGAAATACCGCTACGACCTTTTAAACTATCGTCTAATCCATCATATGCATCGACTCTATTAACTGATAAAGGAGTACGTGGATTATGCAATAATACTTCAATATTTTCTTCGGCAGTATTATCAGCTTTTTCGTTAGTTACGATAATTTTATAATGAGCTTCAGAATTAGTTAACGGAATAGTTCCAGTATATCGTCCATCAGCATCGACTGCAGTTTCTGGGATAATAGCAGTACCATCTACTCCATGTTCATCTACAGAAACAACTTTTATCTTAGATTCAGGAATAGTTTCAATAGTAATAGTAGTGCCAGATGGTGTCGTAACATGACTAACATTTGCTGTTAGACGAATCATTTTCTTTTTAATGGTTAATGTTTTTTCCTTAGTTAAATCATTTGTCGGATTCTTAACAGATATAATAATATCGTAATCATGTTCTTCACGAGCTAATGTATGTTGAATACCGATACCAATATTTTGCGTACTATATATTTTTCTATTATTGCGCTTAAAAGTAACAATATTACCTAATTGAGTTTTAGCAGATATTTTAGCCATGCCTACATTAGGATATGTTAAATCAACATCGAGAGTTAATTTATCTTCATCAGAGATTAACCCTTTAATCAAAACTTTAGCAAATGAAGTTTTATATCCAGGATATGTCGAGAATATATTAATATAAAAATTATTATTTTCTCTCGTTACTTTAAAACGATTAACATTTTTATCGGTAATTTTGTTTACGTATTCATTCATCTTTCTCGATGCAATTAATCGAGAATTTTTTGTCGTAAATACAATGACTTCAGCTTCATTGTTATCTAAATATTTAACATAATAACTTAACGGTGTAATCGTTAATCCATTAACATCAATATTATTAGACGGATTAATCCATAAATCTTTGTCTTCGAAGAACCAAGGTACTTGTTCTTGTGTATAAATAAACGGATATAATTCACTTAATCGTTCATAATTAATATAACGAACTGTTACGGTAGATCCTAATCGAATATCGTCGGCATCGATTTGGAAATACTTCATATTGATTTCTTCAAGGCCGCCATCGATTGTATTACGATGTACACTATCGTTAATTAATACTTCGAGTTGATTAGTACCTGGTAAGTAAAGACCGGAACCAACTTTAAACTGAGCTTTACCATTAATTATCTTACCAATACGAGTAATCTCTTCACGGTCATGATAATAGAATCGATTATGTTCTAATTCGAACTTAACGATCGTATAATATTCGACATTAATAACAGCATCTTTAACTAATTTTTCAGTACCGTCTTTACGAATACCCATCGGTACCCAATCAGATTCTCCTGTTAATTTAATAGAAAGATTACCAGTCTTATCATTTACCAATAAGGAGCCATCAGGAATATCGGCCCAATAGTAATTATCCTTTTCACTATCAGTAATGATAATCGCCGTATTTTTGTCTACGGAATATTCATTTAATTTACGAATGCCCCATGTAGGTTTCAATTAATAGGCCTCCTTAATAATAAACAACATCACAAGTTAATTCTTTAAGATCGTTAATCTTATATTTAACGTCTTTAGGCAATTCAATTACGATATTAAAATCGTAATAATTATCTTTGCTATCTCCTTTGTTTGGAGCACCGCTAATAATTACCTCGTTCGTTAAATTAACTGTTAACACTTCATTTAATCGAGTCGTTGGTAATTCGACAGATTCAGCATTTAAAATTTTTATATTATCTAATAAAGAAGAATCTTCGATATCGGTAAAATAAAAATTAATGCCGAAATTTTTTAAGTCAGGTTGCTTCTCGACGCCCATATAATTATTATACAAACGAATCGGAATTACAGTACGAGAAGCCGAAGTAATAACTCCGGCTTTATAAGTACTATAAATATTAAATTCTTTTTCGTCGAGAACCATCCATGTCAATGTATTTTGCATGAATTACACTCCAAAGGAAATAACCATAAATTTAAGTTTTCTTGTATTTCGAATAAGACCGGCCGACAATTTAATCTTATTATTATCGATATATACATAATCAGTACCATAATTAAGTATTGTACTAATATTAGCATTATCGATTTTATTACTACCTGTATATTGATCTAATAATACGAAAGACATTTGGTCTTGTTGCACTGTATGTTGTAATGGATAAATCGTATTTGTCGGATCGACCGTAATTTCATATTGTTTAAGTTCTTTATATAAACCATGTTTAACAGAATCGTCTAACATGTCTTTTGTAATCTTATCAGTTTTCTTAACGAAATTATCTGTATTAAGAGTCGATTCTTTTAAGTCGACAATAATATTTTGAATCGCTTGTAATGCCGGATCAAACGTATCGACAATACGCGAGTATTTTTTGTCGACATTCGTAATTAAATCTTTCGTTTCTTTAATGCCTTCTTGAGCATTAGTAACGATAGATTCTAATTGTTCGTAAGACCAAACGTAATGAGAAATACGATAGATAATACGATCGCCATATTTTAAGTTAATATTATTATTAATAATAAATTTATTAGTTAATGTCGGATTCGGATTATCTTCTGTCGGTACAGGAAGCACTTCACTAAAATCTACTTCGTCAGAAGAACCACTATGAAGTTTCATACCGTTTAAAAATACTTCGAGTTGTTGTTTACCGTATTCATATGTCGTCGGTAATTTAATAATTCTTGTATTATTAGGATATGAATCTTCATTATAAATAATACGTTTTTCTTCGACAAATATAGCAGCACGTTGAAATACGCCAGATTCTTTACCTTTTTTAATAGTATGACGAACGTTAACTTGTACGACAGTTGGTTCATTTAATGCATAATTTAATTTAAAACCGACACCCTTAACGATATCGCTTAGCTTATATTTAGGATTATCAGGAACTATTAAATGATTACCATTGCGATCTTGTTCTTTTAACATGACCATTTCGACATATTGGTCTTTCATGATATATCCTTGATCAATATATACGTCTAAAGAATTAGAACGTGGCAAGAAAAACATATTCGTATCGGATTCGTCAAAGATAAACGTTTGTTTTTCATTTTCTTCGTCTGTTAATGTTTCATCTGGAACGAATAATTTCGTTTCATGAAGATCCATCGTACTATGTTCATTTACTGGAACCCATTGATAATCGCCACCATTAAATTGGCGCCAAATATATAAGATATTAGAATCGCTATCGTACCATAAATCATTCGGCTCTGGATTAGAAGGCTCTATAAAATAAATGAACTTACGTTGCGTCTTAGAATATAATTTACCGTATAGATAAATATTGCCATGTTCATCGACATAAATTGGACGAGTGTTTTTATTATCGTAAAAGAATTTTACGGAAATACCATTTTCATCGATTGTCCAGTATGCCCAGCCAAGAATAATATCGCCTTGTTGTTCAAATTGATTTAAATCAGGAAAGGCTGGCGATGCAGAAAAAATACCGTAATGATACTTAGGATATAACTCTGGAGTTTTTTCGTTATACACAATCGTATCGATATGAGACGATGCATAATTATATACGACGCCGACTTTACGTCCTTCATTACCTTCTGGATCGACGATATGAATCGTTTGTTTATTAATAGAAGCAATCTGAAGAATTTCTTGTGTTTCTAAATCATATACACGAAATTCTTTAGTATCTGGTAGTTCACCTTGAACACCTGCTATATATACAATTTGTTTTAATTGTGATGGAGCATATACTGGAAAACGTAACGTAATTTTACCAGAAGCATCGAGTGTAAATTTTTCGAAATACTGAATAGCTTGTGGCTCACCAACATTTACGAAAGCTGGATCTAATTTAATCTTATGACCGGATCTATTAATGAGTTCGCCAGCTGTGATATCGATAATAAATTCATCGCCACGTCGACTAAATTCAAAACCAGAAATAATGCCCCAGCCTGCAGATTGCAATCGTTCTTTGTCGATCCAATCTTGAACCATCTCAAAATTTTCATTGATAGGTCTTGCCTTCACGCCTTTAGTGAAGTCGATTTTGTTTAGAAAATTATTTGCCATTATCTAGTCCTTAAAAATAATAATTGCCGCTTCAGCCGATGAAATATGTTTATCGATTTGTCGTTGTAGTTGGTCTCGATACGGCTCGTAACGTTTCGGCAAAGTAATAACCATCGATGTACCAACTCTGTATGGTCTACCGTTTATATTACCAGTGTCGATATAATCATAGTTATCATATTTACTAGATCCGCCACCAATTACACGAACATCTGTCGGAACAATATTATTATTTAATTTAATTATAATATCGGCAATTTTTATATCGTCAGAAGTTTCAGTATCTTCTAATATATAAAATTCTTGGTCGGCAAAAATCGAAGTTTTTCTCATATACAATACATAGTTTTTATTAATATCATGTATCGTTAAAAATGTTTGTTTATTCTTAGCAATATTCTGAGAAGAACTATAATATGGAGAAACGACAATTTCTAATTTATCATTATCATATTTATAAGAAATATTTGGTAATTGTTCAATATCATATAACGAATAATTGACTTTGTCGATAAATTTTAATTCTTGATTCGTCGTATAGATTAATGAATCGGCGTTGCCTTTTTCTGGTTCATCATTAATAGTTTTCTTAAAATATACATTATTAGAATAATCGACATAATCATATACAATATTACTATTCGTAGTAAATACGTCGACTAATCGATACGACGTATCTTTAAAATTAGAAGTTTCGACATCTTTCTTAAAATTAATAGTCGGATGATTACTATTCATTCTATTATTTAAACTATAATAGTAATCAATAATATTATTCGAAATAAAACTATTAAGATAAGAGCCAGAAGCTTCTGGTACCTTATAATAACCTATTGTATAAGCATATACGATATTCTCGACTAAAAATTTAATTAATCGTTCTTGTGTGAATATTTCTTTGCCGCATAACATAACTAACTTATAATTTAAGCGATCTCTCATAATTAATATAGGCGTATGATTAATCGTTAATTTAATATAGTCGTATGTCATTCTCGAGAATAATGACATTTCAGAATCATGGTTAAAAATATCCCACGACGGTTCGATTGTGTATTCAGACTGTGTAAATATTACAGGTTTAGCAACGTCGAAAATTTTAGGTTTATTATATATAATCTTATTAGCATACGATGACTTTACGATATAAATATTACAGTTGTCTTGATAACCGCCATCTCGCATATTTTCTAAATATGTTTTCTCGTCTGAAAAGTATTTAATATCTGGATTATTTTGAACACTATTTAAATGTAAATTATTTGGCAACGTAATTGTTTTTAACAATTCTTTTACGTTTTCCATACCAGTAAAATCAATATTAATAGTATATTCTTTGTCAGATTTAAACGGTATTGTTCGTTCTAAGACATATTTATATCCGAATACTGTTGGGCGATACGAAGATTTTTTAGAACTATTAAGAAGATCGATTTTGCCATCGATATCGATTAAATAATCTTTATTAATTTTTGCCGGCTCATTATTTTCTTTAAAAAACAATGTATTCTTATCGACTTTCTCGTATAAATTAATAGCTCTTTTTTTATTTAACTTTAATAGTTTACTATCATATTTAATAATCGTATCGCTATATACTGATAAATTGTTTAAATATGATAACGGTATATCGTTTTCATCGAGCAATGTCTTGTCGACAATTTCTTTTTTATTTAAATAAATTTTCATACAGACCTCAATGTTACATACCGATTAGGCGTAAGATTTATATCAGTTAATTTATATTTATTAATTGTTTTTGTTTTTTCGTCTTGATCGTAAACTAATCTAAAGTTTTCTTTATTTGTCGAAATTTTAACTTCATATAGATTAGACGAATCTTTATTTAATAACGTATTATATTTTAAATCGTTAATACAGTAGCTATCTTTTTTAAGGTATTCGACAATATAATATTTATAGTTATTATTTTTTAATTCGATACGATTCTTCTTAAAGTCGATATCGAATGATGCATTATCGACAATATCATACGTATTAGCTGTTAATTTAATATCAGATGTTTCTTTATCTTGACGAACACGATAAAATAAATCGAGTTTAAGCTCTTTATTCGTCCCATAAACATTAATATTGTTAAACGTATTAAGAATTGGATGTGCTAATTGTAGTACATTATTTTTATTGTCAAAATATTCACGAGACCAATTCGTAAACTTATACATATACGTATCGGCAGTCGGACACATAATAGCTATATATTTATATTTATTACGAATATCTTTATCATAAACTAAAGAGTTTAAATCAATATTAATATTAATAGCTGGATTAAAATCGATATATTGAAATCCTGTTTCCGAGATAATAAAATCATTAAAGTTTTTAGCATCAGGATTAATTTGACAATGTTCTTTAATACCGATAACTTGAATATCATCTAACTGATATGTATTTAATTGATGAGATAATTTCATCGGATTATACTTATTAAACATATCGATATGAACAGTCGGTATAATAACTTCACGATACGAAGAACTTAAATCGAATGGTTCATCATTTTCATCTAAACATAAAATAGGTGAATCTAATTCATTAGTAATATGTGAATACGTTTCGCTTACGCTTAAAAGATTTTCTTCTTTGTTATCTTTATTAACAACGACAAGTTTTTTAATATAAGCATTTACGTTATAAAACATATCGAGGATATTGCTATCGTAACGATTTAATCGAATAGTTTTATCGGCATATTTTATCGTTAATGTTTTACGATCATACACAACATCGATATATTCATCAATTGGAAAATCTTTAGGAGTATACACTCGATCACCAAATTTAAAATAATAATATGTTAAATTTTCAGACTCTGGTAGTTCCGTAATTTGCACCGATAAATGAATCGAAGAAATATTATCTAGTATAAAATATAAATAACTACCTTCTTGTAATGATCCATTACCAGATGATGGTAGATATGATCCGTTAGCAGTTTCTTGTAACGAGATATTAGATACGATACCATCTTTACCATAAAATTGTATTGATACATATGAATCTTCTTCAAGAACAATTTTATCGTCTTTTAAAATATTCTTTTTATTTAATTCGATACTCGGATCAGATGAAGCAAATGCAGCTGCTTTAATATCACCTGTTACATTATATTTTAAATAATATGTACCGGCTTTTAATTTAATAAAATCAGTTTCTGTTTGAGCTTCATACGTACAATTTTCAAACTTAATTGTATTATCATAATAATATAAACGACCACCAACAGTACTAATAACATTAGCTGCCCATCCAACAGGTAATCCTGAAGATACTTGCAATGATTCAATTGTGTTGCCATATTGTGAATACAGACCAATACGATATGAACTAAATTCTATCGGAAAATCTTGAATAATCGTTACTATTTTTTTATTGTTTTTTTCTAAATAAAAAGAAGCTTTATTATTTTCATATTCTAAAACAACATATGCATCTTTTAATAAATGCTTAAATTGTATCGTAGAATATTCGACTTGATTTTGTCCGTCATCTAACTTTTCGATAACGGCATAATCATCATCACCAAGTTTAAACATATATTGTTTTTTAGAATTAAATTTAGAATCGGAATCCTCAATTAAGAGAATTCCGAATCCTGGATTTACATAATCTAATTTTAATTTAATTCTAGAATCGCCACTATATGCATAATCAAGAATAATAATATCTTGATCGTAAAAATAACATCCGTTATTCTTAGTTATTCTTGCATTATCAAAAAATATCATATAGTTGTTAATCCTATCTTATTAATAAGAACTGAGGCATCTGGCGCCAACAATTCAATTCTAAACTGGAACGTATCTGTATTATTAACAGCTACTGGTACTATTTTACCATTTTTATATAATTCTTTCCACTGTGTAAAATTAGAATCAATACTGTTTTTACGAAGTGTTCGTACACTAATTCTAACGTCGCCTTTAATATCTCCATCGATAGAATCTATATTGTAACTATTCTTATCTGACACCATTAATAGTCTCGAAATTAAAACTCCAGAGGTTTCTATTAAAGACGGAATCTTTATATCGTCAGTCTCATTAAATATAGTATACACATCTATCGAAGAAATTTCTGTATTGGACGGCATCTCGATTTTTAATCGAATATACTGTGTTAATTTTTCATTATTAATTAATGTAAAACAACTATCTTCGATAACACCGATCGATGAAAATGTGCCGTAATAATTATCAGAACCAAGCACTGTTATTTTAAATATGTCTGAAGACAATGTATTTATCTTACCGATGAAGTATAATATATTATTCATATATTTATAATATTCATCGCTAACCGCTTCATAATGTTTACCGATCAAATCAAATATCTCTGTCGTAACGACACCTGGTTCATCTAACGTAATTAATTTATTATTACGATACAATACTTTATCTAACTGACATCTCATTAGATCTGATGTTCCGATTAACGTAGCATCGTAATTCATTGTCGTACCATATACGATACGTCCATCATCATCAATATCTAAATTAGTTATCGACGCATTGAAGTTATCGTAATGAATATTTAAATCGGCAGATATTTTCTTTTCGGTAATATTCCAACCAAGTTTGTCGATATTCTTTTTATGAGGTAACTCAATTTCTTCTTCGGATATAACGATTTCTTCTATCGATCCTTGCGTACCTGTAACAACAACATAATAATACAAATCGTTTTCACGCGTAAAATTAATTGCAGCAGAACCATCGACTATTGTAAAATCTTTTTCAAATTTTAATAATGGCTTCTTTTGCAATCTAAATCCATTAAGTTTACGTTCGCTAAATAATCTAATAATAAGATTGCCCGACATTTTGATATTAATAAATGTATTATCATAAATATATTTATCGATTCTGAAAATAGCATAACCATTCTTATCGAAGTTAAAATTAATAATATAATTTTTATTCTCTTCGAGAAGTGTCGGATCACATTTGTCAAATGTCCAATTATTAAATGTATTAGCTGTTGTTAGTGAATGAAGCGAAGATATCTCAGATATTTCTTTTTGTTCTTTAAAGTTTACATAACATAATGGATTTAAAATTTTCATATCCATTAAACTATTCGGAATAAAGTTTTGTTTCTTAGAATTTAATACGAGTAAACTACCTTGTTTTTTTGTATTATTAAAATCGACATGATGATCACGATGATGATTTATTGTCGACTCATTGACTCCGAAGTAATATTCTTTTCCATTTTCGTAATAATAGCCAGCTTTAACTGCTATTCTGTTATCAGTATTATTACGATATACCGTTACTTTATTATTAACAATAACAGAAGTGAAATTACTATTTGTTGAAGTTGCATACAATTTATCGATATCTTTATTAGCAATTGTTACGATTCGACTTTCGCCATCTTTCATATCTTTAACAGTTAATAAATTTTCGATATCATAAGCTTCGACGTTATATTCGACAAGTTCATATAACTTATCTAAAGAATTGAAACTTATCTTAATCGGAGCTTTATATGTATATGTAATATTCGCGGTTAACGAATCGTATTCAAAAATATCGTCGATTAATATAATACCCGGTTCAGAATATATAGCATATTCTTTATTCGTTAACGTATGATCTCCAATTTTTACAACGGCATCATTTATTAATACATTAGAATATTTTAATTTACCAAGTCCGTCTTCTGTTAATTGAACATCTTCTGTATATGTTTTATTAGTATATGTAATAGACAAATAAGAAGGAACTGTTAATGAGTACTCGGATAAATTATAAGATTTTCCATCGATATCGACAGTTTCATTTAAATTAAATTCAGAAGAGAATAATGTCGTCTCGAATTTTTTTCGTAACGATACGTTATAATTCGATTCATTATTATTCCAATAATTAGCAAATACTGTAATAACAGGTGTGACAATATTAATATTGTTTCCGATTAAACAACTTTTTTCTAATGACTCATGTGTATCGTAAGTATATCGAATATATTGTGTTGTCTTATCATAATTATCAGGTAAATTAATTTCAAGATAATATACTTGATCTTGAGATAATTTAGGAACGAATGTTCCTAGATCGATATCGTAATCTTTCTGATTTTGAACGATCTTATCAGATTTGTTTAAAATATGAGTCGAAGAATTCTTAGTAGCTAATGATATTTTAATAATTTTATTAACATCGAAATTTTCTTTTGTCGTAATAACATTATTATTATCATGAATAAAATTAATTAAAATCGAATCGGGAATAATAGCTTTAATTAAATTATAATTTCTAGAAAACACAGAACGTTCTATCGTAACTTCTTTAAATGGTTCTGTTTTTCCAGAACTATTATAAATAATTATCTTACCGTTATACGTAACGAATACATTTTCTTTCGTATGGTCGTATTCATAATTATTAATTAAAATCTGAGATAGCTTTAGCGATTCGACAAGCTCTTCATATTTATTAAAATTGATATCGATATATTTAATATCAGAATCAATATCAATATATGATGTATGTTTCCCACTAATAGTACCTGTCTTAAGTTCATTATTAACAAAACTTAAGTTAGAACTATTAAGAGATAATGGTAACTTACCAATGCCTGAATACGTGTTATACGTATCGAAACTATCATCGATTAAATTATTATTTTTATATAATAATAATTTAGTTTCTCGAGATTCTATTTTAATATCTTTAGTCGTATTAGCCGGTACAACAATTTCTTGTTCAAAGAATTTAAAATTAGAAAATTCTCCGGCAATCGAAATATATTCTAATACTGGAGAAGATATACCAAGATAAGAATATAACGTAACTGTTAATAGTTTATTATTAATAGCATCTGGCAAGGAATATGAGTTTAATGTTTTAAGAATTCGATTACCATTAATGCTAAACATAATTCCATTAGCCGATGCTTTAATAAATTTAATCTTAAAACCAATCTGGCCAATTTTATGTATCGTAATTTTCTTTTTAGAGGATTCATCTGCAGTATAATTAAATTTCTTATTTGTTGTCGAAGTATTTAATTCTTCTTGAACTAAAACATTATTATTATCGTCGGTAATTATAATTTGACAAGATCCTGTATTTTGTTCAGAATCTAATTTATCGATTTCAAATTCTAACGACGTAATAATTTGTTCGATACTAATAGAACCTCTAGTACCAGAATCAATATATAATATATTGTCATTAGAATTATATTTAAAGTTGTTTAACTTTATTAAGTCAAATCTATTAATAATATTGATAGGTGTATCGATAATATTATAATTAATCGTCTTAAATTCCATATCGGAAGTTAACGGAATCGTAAATGTACCGATCGTCGATTTTGAAATATCGAGCGCTACACCATTTTTAGTATCGTATACATTTGTAGTCGATGCAAAATCTCTAATTTGAGTACCGTAGAAATAATTATCGACATAAGAAATACTGTTATTTTCTTTCTTAAAGTAATTATTATTATAATAATTCGTTACGATATCGTCGTTATCTATTTTAAACGAATCGATATAAAGATTGCCGCCTTCTTTAATAGGCTGAGCGACTACTTTATATGTAATATCTTCGTTCGTATCGTTAATTAAATGACCATTGTTAGATACTGTTATACCTGTTAACGGAGCATTTTCATCGACAAACTTTTCGATAGGTAACGTATATAATCCATTATACGTATTGTATGTATTAAACGTAACACTTTCAGGATTAATACCGACAACAGATGTGGCTTTTAAGCTATATTGAACATCGAGTGGTTTTAAATCTAACCCATATTTTTTTAATCCGATATCGATATTAAAAGATTTATTACTATTAAGAAGATATTGACTAATCTTCTGTTTAGACTTTTTATAGCCTATAATGTTTACGTCGGTAAAATCAGAAGAATTAATTTCGCTAGATGTAATTACTTTTAAACTATCGTAATATCCAACACCTTGTTGATAATATTCGACAGGCTGATCCCAAGTATGAGAGGAATAATCCATTTTCTTAAATTGATTTTCCCAGAATGTTAAATCCCATACTTTTTCTCGAGCGATATCTTTATTTAATTCAGAGATATAATCATAAACTTTCCGATCTTTTATAACATTCTGAATGTTGACCTCGTTTAGTTTTTCGATATGAATATCTTTAAAAGCAATGCCAGCATAAGCTGATAATAAATTTTTAATTAAATATTTAATACCAAATTCTGTCGAATTAAAACGATGTTTGTACACGTCTAAGATTGTTTTATCATCAAATAAGATATTGTTATTCTTATTATTTTTAGTACGTAATGCATCGTACGTTCTATTAGATAAACTTAAATTAGATTCATCTGGCAAACGATCGATGCCAGCAAACCATGCAAATTCATCAAAAATATTCCAAACAGGTTCAATTTCAATATTAGCTGTATAATGAAATTTATTAATAGAATAGCCAATCGATTTATTTTCAATTTCGTCTATTTTAAAATACAAAAAGCCATTTTCATAATAAGCATATTTTTTATTTTTATAAAAATCAGCTAAACTTTGCGTAATCGTAAATTCATTATCTAATTTTAATTTAGGATT